CCTGCACAAGTGCAGATGGTTGCCAGAACACCGGGATGAGATCCGATTCGTGGCGAAGAAGTCGGATTGAAGATACAAAAAAAACCCCCTCCCGGCGCGAACCGAGAGGGGGTTTTTCGCATTCACACAGCATACCGATGCTCGCTTTTTTGAGGCGTTGGGAAGACGCTTTTTGCCGTCTGCACCAAGCTGTTTGGTGCAGGATGTTCGTTACTTATTGGAATAAATTATGTATGTGCTTTTTCGCGGAAAAAGCAAAGTTTTTACATAACTTATTGATAATATTTATTTTAGATGCTATTTGCCGCACCAATCTGCACCAAATTGGTGCAAGAAGAGAGTGCGGCCGCAGCTCGACGTTGGGAAGAGGCAAGAGCGTGTGTGTAGAAAATTCCTGTGGTGGTAATATCTTTGTGCCCAAGCTGCGCAGCTATTGCGGCGATGTCCACGCCTCTTGAAAGCATCTCGGACGCGGCGATATGTCGCAGGGCATACATAGGCATAGACACTTCGGCCTTTCGGCAAGCCCGCCTCCATGCAATCTCATAAAGCCCTTTATTCACACGTCCTCCCTTTCTATTTCTACAAACCAAACTTTGTCCGTTTATCGCATCATCTTGGTAGCGTACCCAGGCCTCCTGAAGATATTCCTCTGGTGGAAATACCATTTTGGTGCTATCTACTTTGGGCATGTAAACGCTCACGGTTCTAGCCTTCCAGTCGAATGCCGACCATTCCAATCGGAAAAGTTCGGACACGCCGGGACGTAAGCATAGGGCAATGGCTGTTTTTGCTGCCCATTGAAGCCACGGTGGGAGCACAGGAAAGAGTTTGTGGAAGTCTTCCAATGTTCCTGTCCGTGGCTTGTTTCTTACGCCGGGGAGTTGTCGATATTTTTCCCAAGGGTTTTCATGGAGTAAGTCTTGTTCAACGCACCAACTGAGTGCAGCCTTGATCTTTCCGACATAGATATTGATACTTGCTGTTGAGAGGCCGTCATTCCTGCACCGCTCACGTACAGTTTCGAGGTCACGACGAGTCAATGTATCCACGAATCTGTTTGCAAGGAACTCCGCTGGCCCCTCTCTGTGTTCCCCATTCTTTCGATCATGCCCGCACACAATGAACTCATAAATCCCTACGGTCTTCTCGGCGTGTTCGGTGTTTTTTAAGTACACCAGCACCGCCTCTAACAGCGTCAAGCGTGTGTTTTCCACCGCATCATACTGGCAATCCGCATCGAACTGCCGGGCATCTTCCTCAGTACGGAAAGAGCGCTGTCTCCAGCGCCCCTCCTCATCCTTGAACTTGACGGCCCATCTGCCGTCACCGCGCTTTGCTACGCTCATGGGATTTCCTTTTCACGTCAGCAAAAAACGCCTTCCCTGCTTTGAGGGATAGCGTATCGCGTGAAGATTTTCTAGCCCCCTGATTGAGTTCGAGCAGTTCGAGAAACCGTTGGTAGAGACGTTGGTCTTCAATCTCTAACTCCCGACGCCGCTGTACGATTGAGCGGATTTCCGAGATTGTCGTTTCCATCCTTTCTCCTTTCATCCTACGCGGCCCGCTCGTACACCCGCGTCCCAATCTCTGCTATCTGCGGGTCGACCTTTTCGAGCGCATTGCACAGCGTGGTCAGCGTCTTGAGCATGTTGTGCCAGTGAAGGCCTTGGAAGTAGGCGGGGCAAGTGTTCCGGCAGTCCTCAAGAAAGGTCAGCCCGGCCCACATCCCGGCGCCCCATTGCGTCCAACGGGAAGCGTCCCCGGCAGCGGCCTGAATGTCCCCGACATGCCCGGCAAGGATATGGAACCGGGCATCCAGATCTCGCTTCGCGCCTGCGGAGAGTCTGCGCTTCTGCGTGTCGTCCGCACATCGGTCGATCCAGCGGTTGACCTTCTCGACCTGCTTTCCAAGGTCGCCAAGCTGCGCCAGCATTTCCGGCTTGAGGAAAGAAATCGCCACGGTGATCATGGACAGGGCCAGAACACAGCGAGTGTGCTGGATGGCCTCGTGCGGGTACGGGATTACGGGGTTGATGGGTCTTCGCATGTCGTTTCTCCTCTTTAAAAGGAAAGCCCCTTTCGGGGCTACTTCGGTTCGCGGGGTTCGGGTATATACCTCATATTCCATGCGTCGCGCATATCTTTGGCGCTATGCCATCCGATAGATCTGACAATATGCGATGCTATGCCCAGCCATTCTGCATGGTATGGTGGAGCCCCGATATATCGACCATGGTAGATTACAGTCGGAAGTTTCCCGGTGAAGGGGCATGGAAGCAAGCCAAGGTCGCCCCATACGACTCCCTTTTCCCCTTCCGGCTCATCCGGCGACGCAACGCGCCATTCTAGTCCTTTGGGTATATGCCATTTCCACCCGTCCCATTTCGCACAACTCGGACAATAAATATCAGGTTGGCATAGGGGGGAAAAGATTTTATCCGACCATTCCGGCTGCATAACCAGCCCCAGAATCTCCTGTGCGGGGATACGCCAGCGGTATACTATCTTGGCATCCGTAGGGCGCTGTTCGCTCCACAACATCCAGCTATCCATCATATCCTCTCGCGGGGTTCGGGTATGGGGCACCATTGTCCACCAAGATCTTGATAGGATACACGGTCAATCTGCATAGCGATATCGACGGTTCCATCTTGATAGACGTACCGAGGGATGCGGCTATATTCATCCCTCCACCAATTCCATGCTCCCAATTGTGGATCGCGCGTCCACTCCAGCGCTCGGGGCAGGTTGTTCCATGCGGCAACGGCGGCTTCACTCGTTGTTTTGATGGGTCCACTAAATGCGCATTTCACATGTTGGCACATGACGAACGCACAGCCTGTACCGTTCGCTCTAGCAATTCCGGCAGGGTGCCCACACGCCGGGCACGGTAACGGTAGCAACGTCAGTTCTTCGGACATGATTTCTTACTCCGTTTAGAAGCTCTTTTTTTTATATATCTTGTCTCTTGAAGTTTTCTCTCCCAAGCAATAAGCGAGTCGATATGCAGCTTATCCTCTTCACTAAGAGGAGGCATCAGCGTTTCAAGCGGGATATGGAGCAGATATGAAAGTACAAGCAGTTCAGTCCTCCTTAGATCCCTTTTCCCATTAATAATCTCGGAAGCACGCGCTCTGCTGCGTAAAACAATGGCTAGTTCAGTTTGTGTTATCCCAGTTGCTTTCATCCCATCTTGAATGGCTTTTTGTACTGTGGTGTTCATCTGCCTTTCTCCACGGCCTCGCGTGCGGCTTCCATGAGCCTTTCTGGACTGTCATAAATCCCCGCCGTCCCGTCAAACGCTATAGTCGCCAGCCAGTGCAACTCTCTCTCAAACCGTGCTATCTCTGCGTCTTTATAGCCTAGCTGTCTGGTGAAGACTTCTCGCACGTCTTTAGTCTCTTCACGCCAGAAAAATACTTCTTGCTCCAGCCGTGCTATTTCTTCCTCGGCTTGGTTCAGCGCATTAAGTAGCCGGATGGTGAAAGTCGCGTGTTCTGCATCGAAACATGTGTATGAGGATAACAGTCTTTCGCGCCACTGGTCGCGCTCTTCTTTTGTTAGGTTCATTTTCTTTCTCCGATGATTTTTTCTATTTCCACAAGAGCACAGTAAGCATCACTTATCTCTTTTGGTTCCACAAACTCAGGCTTTCCACCTTCATCATCGGCCCACTTTGTCCCGCAGAAATCGCATATCTCCCAGATAAGTCCTCCTCGATGCGTTTCCTCATGTCTGCAAATTTGATTGTCCGCGAAAGAAACAAGACGATTCAGTACAGAATAGAGTTGAACTATTTTGAGCTCTCGCAGGAGTTTGATCTGTATCTCGTCGCAGTCGTCAACGTGACCAGACCCTCCGCAGAAAGGGCAATTCAGGCGGTCAAACATTTCCTCCATTTTTTCTTCACTGGAAACATGACCGGGCAACGGTGACGGGATTTCCCCGCCCCACGCTGCGGCTGCCACTTCTGACATGGTGACGGCGTGTTTCCTAGCTAGTTCCAATTCCCGGCACAGCCTGAAAACCGTAGCCGCCGGACCAAGTTTGTCGAGCTCCTTGGAGTCTCCTAGCATGTCGCCAATGGCGGCGGCCCGGATGCGGGCGAGTTCTGCGGTGGTGATCATTCTTTCGGCTCCGTCATGGTAAAAAGCAACTGCATCACGTCGATATCTGGTATTCTTTCTCCTTTGCGTGCTCTCTGTGCATTCTGAGCTTCAATAAGACTCACAGCAATCCTGAGCATCTCCACCAGCCTCGGCACGGCGTTACACGCGGCTACGATGTATGCGGCGTTGTCCGGTTCTGTGGACATGTATTTCATCCGGCAGATGATGCGCTCTTCTTTATCGGTGATGTAGTATTCTTCTTCATCCTCTCCAAAAAAGAGTTTCTTCCTGAGATAATAGGGCGGCATGATCGCCGCCTCCCTCAGCCTTTCCAGTTCGTCAATCCATTCCTGTGCGGTCATCCTCTCTCCTCCTGCACGCTGTTCAGCACCTTTTCCCAGTCCTGTGGGGTTACGGCCCAACAAAGACCTCTTCCTATCACACACGATCCGTTGGGACATCTTTCAGGACATTCTTGTTGTGTCTCAAACGTTTCCCGGCACATATACGCCCGCGCGATTGCCTCTTTTGAGCACTGCATAATGGATTCAAGGGAGGTTTCACTCATTGTCCATCTCCTCTTCAACGGCAATGCGCGCTTCCCGCAGGATGTACCACGCTAGGCTTTTGGCTTTGAAACCATCAAGGAACTGCAAGTTGTTAGATATCATATCTAGTTCTGATGCATTCCCAGCGATACACCGTGATACACGTGCTTCGAACTCGGCGGCGTCTATCCAATCCGGAGTGAGAGAGCACCCACACCTTACCAAGCATCCTACGCAATGATGCGTTTCATCTCCGCATGGTGCCTTTCTGTACTTCCGAAACTCCAGCCACTTCCTTTCCTGTTCCGTCAGCATATGTTACCCCGCGCGTTGTTCATGCAGCCGCGCCCCTGCACACCATCCATACTATCCAAAGAAAGAAGGCGACCCACACCCACGTGAGCCGCCTTTCCCATTTGGCCATTCCGCCTTTTTCGTCCATTTATCGCAGATTGACAGTGCTCCGGTATTCCAATCGTTAAGCTCACAGCGGTAGACGCACTGATATACATCAATACGTCTACCATACTGGCAATTCTCACAATTTCTTGCTGGTGCGTACTCATGCCAGTTTACGCTTTCTTTTGTGACTTGTTGCATATCATCCCGCGTGATTCGTATGCGCGGCCCACGGTTTGGGGTATGAAAAGCCCCGCCGGGGGAGGGCGGGGCGTGGGGTGCTACGCGATGACGTTCAAGCCGGGGACGTGCTCTTCCATGAACGCCTTGATGTTCTTCATGGCCTCGCCCTTCCATGCGCCGCCGTCAGCCTCAACAAGGGCAAACTTCACGCCGTCATTGTCTTTGCAACGGAACACGAAAGAGCTTTCAGGCTGTTCGACTTCGGTAAAGGTACGATAGGGGCGCAGTCTGACGGGGTTGGGAAGGATATCGACTCCCTTCCCGGCAATGCCCTTCTTGACGGTGACGGCCTGCGTAACGCCGTCATCTTCGGTGTTGGCTTCAACGGTGGTGGTCACGTTCGAGGCGTACTTGATTGACCTTGCGAGGCTTCTTGGCAGGGGTGTTCGGGTCAACGATGTTAGCAATGGCTTTTTCGAGTTCTCCGTGGAACCGCTCCACGGCTCCGCCGCCATACAGACTTTCAACAGTGAGCTTGATCATAAAGGTTCTCCTTTAGGTAAAAGAAAGGCCCGGTGGTGAGCCGGGCCGGGGTGGTTATCGTACTTGTAAGCTGTAGGTTTTCACCAGAGCACATCCGGGGATGTGCAAACCTCCCTTGAGGGCTTCTTTGATCGTGGCCTTGTCCGGTTCCATCGTTGTTTTCGTTCTGCGGTACAACTCTGGAAGCTCTTCCGTTTGCGCCGTTACTGCTATCGCCTCAGATTCCCGGACGCTGATTGTGTAGGCGTTGCCTGATACTTTCTTGAGGCCGTTTTCCCTGAGAACGATAGTGTAGTGTTCCTTGAGCCATGCAAGGCGTGATTCCGCTGCCCTCGCCTTGGCTGCAAGGCGTCTAGCCTCTTCCTTGCAAGCTTCGGCAAGTGCAGACTGAATTTTCAAGAACTGCCCGAACCCATCCACCTTGTCGGCTTCGAGTTTAGCGAGTTCATCCATGTAGGCGTCCATCGCCTCGCGCTGTTCCGGGGTAAGTTCTTCATCGGGAATAGAAAGCATCCCGGCGAGTTCTTGCTGAATTTCGTTGAAAGTCGGCATGTTTCACCTACTAGAAGGGCATAGTGTCCATGCCGGAAGATTCAGAGGGGAAGGATGAACCGGATTTTCCTCCATCCTTTTTGTCGAGGAATTGGATGCGCTGCGCTTTGATTTCCGTAGTGTAGCGCTTCTGTCCCTGCTGATCCTGCCATTCCCGCGTGGACAACGAGCCCTCCACGAATATAAGGCTCCCCTTGCTCAGGTACTGGCCGCAATGTTCGGCGGCCTTCTGGAACACAACGACGCTGTGCCATTCGGCCTTTTGAACCCGGTTCCCCTCCCTATCCGTGTAGCTTTCGTCGGTAGCGACATTGAGGCGGCAGATCGCCGCGCCGCTCTGGGAATATTTGAGTTCGGGTTCGCGCCCGAGGCGTCCGATGATTTCAACACGATTGAGGCTGGCCATTGTGTCCTCCGTTGATGGCGTTCAGAAATTCGGAAACATCGGCCTTCGTCAGTTCACGGGAACTTGAAAGAGGCCGCCCAAAGAATTGTGAAAGTTCGGAAAGATACGCCTCGCGGCTGTCACCATGCCGTTTTGTCAGATAGGCCATGAGCGCCTTTGACTGCTCCTGCGTCATCGGGCTGGCGTTTTCCGCCTTCGCCTTTGCCCGTTGCTGTGCGGCCCCGTTTCTGGGGGCGAGATGGTCCGTTTCGGCGTCCGGGTCGGGCATCTCCTCCGTAGGGATGCAGAACGTCTGGAACATGGCGTACTTCATGGCAATGGACTGCGCCTTGGGCAATGCCTTGTCCCCGCTGTCCATCGCTTCGCCCACGGTCACACAATGAACGCTGGAACCGTCCTCGGCGTAGAACGTGAAGCGCACCTTCGCGGTCACATAGGCCATGACCGTGCCCTTGGCGTTCGCCCGTTCCTCGCGTGTCGTTTCCAGCACCTCCGGCACACAGAACACGCCATGTTGGGACATGACCGGATGCAGGGCGTTGTACACATCGTCGATCCCCCGGAACTTGAAGGAGGCGAACCCGCTGGTCTGCCTGTCCTTGCCGATGGAGCCGCAATCCCGCATGACCGCGATGATCGCGCTGTAAATCTTCGCTTCCATATTTTATCCTTTCACCGCCCATCGGCGGGAACTAAAAAAGCCCCTTGTCGGGGCCTTCATTGCTATTTTTCAGCATCATCTTGCCAACAAGCGGCATCATGGGCCTTGATGAACTCGATTGCCGCCTTGTATGATTTCCCATGCTGAGAATCGCCATGTTCTTCTTCAACTTTCGCGGTAAATTCTTCCAGCGTACCATAGAAACAACCACATCGAATATGGATAATTTGGTCGGTCTTGGTCACATATGTGATTCCCTGTCGGGAACCGATAGGTCCGAAAGAGAGGACTTTACCGTCGGCACCCCGCAGGTTGGCCCCCCACAGGTCGGCACCCCACAGGTTGGCATCCCGCAGGTTGGCATCCCGCAGGTCGGCACCCCGCAGGTTGGCACCCCGCAGGTCGGCACCCCGCAGGTTGGCACCCCGCAGGTCGGCCTTTTCACCGCCTTCTTCATCTTTCAGCCATTTTGCATGTCTCTGCAAAACCTCTATCTCTTCTTTCGTGAGTTCGCGCATAGTCCCACCTCAATATGTTATTAAAAAGGCCCCTTGTCGGGGCCGTAGTATTCTGGTTCATCGGGAATCGTGCGGTCTACGCCTTCCCTCTCCGCGTCGTACATGTCGCATTCCGGGCTCATCACATCCCCTCTCTTTTTCATAGCCAGTTCCACCTTTTGCCGGGCACTCAGATGCCCCGCCTCGCGGTTGCACTCCGCACAGGCGAGAGTCATGTTCCGCAGGTCATCAAGCCCATTTCCGGCAAGGGGAACGATATGTTCTATCGTTGCTGTCTCAAGCGTCAGCGTTGCTCCGCAGTACATGCAGTTCCACCCGTCGCGTTTTGCGATTGAGTTGACCAGCAACCTGCGTCTTGAAGCACTGCGGGGTTTCCGTTCCCTCTTTCCGCCTCCGTTCCAGTTGCGTTTTTTCCGAAAGCACCGGAGAACCTCGAAAGCCCCATTCCTGTCTTTCGTGATTTCCCCGTCAGCGTCCTTGAAGATGATTGCCACGCCGTCTTGGGTGGTAAACCTCAAGAGTTCATAGGGATTCGTTGGGGCAAGCACTTCCGAACCGTGAGCCAGAAGCCACGATATGAATTGGTCAAGTTCCTCTTGATTCATCGCATGGCCTCCATCCCGTACAAGATCTGTGGAAGAATGCAGATACCGAGCATGACAGCCATAAAGATGATGACCGCAGCAACTCTAGCCCGGTCAACCTTTTTAGGCCGTTCCAGTGATACCTTGGCGTGCTTCATGTAGACGTTGGAAATCATGCCGCCACCTCCGTCTTTCTCAGCCACTGCTCCGCTGCCTCGCGCACGCTGGCCTTTCTTGCCGTGTCACGAATGCGTTCAAGACGTTCCCGGAGCGTTGTGCCCTTGCGCTTCCCGGTGAGCACGGGATGGCTACGGGTAAAGTCGTCTGCATGAGATATGCTCATATTCATATCCTTCTCTCCTGTGTTGAAGTCTGGATTGGCATCCCAATCCCGTTTCCTGCCCCGGAGTCCGGGGCAAGTGCGGGGCTAGGCGGCCTTGATTCCGAACCTTCCGATGAGCCATTCCCTACCGAGTTGCGTCCATCTGCGGTGGTAGACAACCTTGTCGTTCTCAAGCACTTCCTGCTTGATGTGGACGTATCCGAGTTCAGCATATTCCGCGTACAGGACATAGGTTCCGTTCTGCTTGTATTGGATGTGCTGTTCACAGAGGACCCGATTGAAGGCTACGGCACTGCGGAATCCGAGCTCCTTAGCGATTTCTGTTGTGGTGTACGTCTTGCGGACGTGAGAGAGGATAGCGACGCGCTTTTCAGCATTGACGCGTGCCTCGCGTTCTTCCTTGAGGGCGGTGAGGAGTTGGATACCGAATTCCGGGTTGTCCAGAATCTGATTGACGACATTCTCGGTGGCGTAGATGCCATGCTTGCGGATAGACGGTACGACATCACCAGCAAGCCACTTTTGGAACGGCAAGGCTGTGGGCTTATCCGATCTGGCAAGGAAAAAGTACAGACCGGGCTCGGAAATGATGAGCATTTCCTGTTCGCCGCCGGGGGTAGCAATCCGATTGCTACCCTTCCATTCATCCGGTACAGCCTGAAAAACGGTTGTCATGTTTGTGCTGGCATACCCCAACGCTACGGCCACATCCTTCGCCACAAACCACGGTTCGCCATTGTGTTCGACAACGCGAACCTTGCCGAACTCCGCCTTCTCGAAAATCTGCAATTCGTTCATCAAATATCGGCGCGGAGACCCCTGCATTCATGCTGGGGAGGAAGCGCCGCCTCCTTTCTAAGAAATACTCTCAAGATTTGTCTCCTCGGTCTTGCGACCGGTTGTAATCCTTCGCCAATGTTGGAAGGGGTTTCCTGCCGACAGCACCGCTCCTGCCCCTCAGAGCTTTTAACCATCGGCCGCAGAGCGCGGGACTAGGATCTGCATCCCGCGGTGCCTGTACATTCCCAACCAACGTAGCCCGCCTTTCGACGGACTGAGGCTAGTCAACTAGAGGCTCTTTCAAGCCTCGGCCTTCAGGCCGGGGTAGTTGACGCTTGATCCTTGGTTGAGGTTGACGTTCCAAAGTCCCTTTTCCTTTTCTCTACCCCGGCTTGCTTTATCCGCCGGGGGCTCAGGCTTGCCGCTGGTGTCCAGCTTGGGGCCGTCGTCGCGCTGATTGTCAAAGAACAGTGCGGGGCTTCCCGCGAAATTCGTTACCCCGCGTAGCGGGCTTCTGATTCGGAGAGCCATCCGCTGAACCAGCCGTCGAGCAATCCCTTGCGCTGGTAGTCGCTGGCGTTAACCACTTCCCCGCCGAACTCTTCCGCGAACTCGCAAGCCTCTGTGAAGCTGTCGAACTCATCAACACAATCCAGTTCCGAGTTGTTCGGGTTCTGGCTGATTACGATGTAGGCGGCGTTCGTGGTGGTCATGGCTGTTCTCCTTTTGGCGGGGTTCGTTCCCCGTCTCGTTGAAAACAGAATAGGTAAATTTTGCCTTTACGTCAAGAGAAAAAAGCAAAATTTTCTTCTAAAACTTAGCAACAAAAAAGCCGCCAGTTACGGCGGCTCAAATAAGCGATGTTTTGTCAGGCTGTTACATTATTTTTGCGTTGCTAAGAGGGCTTTGATTTTCTCTTGCTCTTCTTTTTGTGCCCGGTCAGCCTCAGCCAGAGCCTGCTTGATGACGTCCGCCCACGGCAATCCCAGTGCCGCGCAAAGATTCATCACATCGGTCATTCTCAACTGCTGGGGTTTCCTGTTTTCGCCAGAGCCTTGCCCCTTCCTAATTGATTGAACCTTTCTCCGAGAATCAGCAACGTGAGGGAATGCAAGCGAGCCAAGGGCTTGTTCGGTCATGCCTATGACTGTGCGGCGTTCCTCAAGTGCTTTTCGGATGGATTCTTCAAATGCGACCATCCCGGTTTCGTTTAGCACCTACATTTCTCCTTTTGCTCTTGGCGTATTTTTTTGCATTGACAAAGAGGTACACTTTATCTAAAAAGAAGTCAACAGGGCACACCCAACCGCCCCGCGAAGAAGCGAACAGGAGGGAGTAGGCCACCGCTCAAGGGGCGGCATCACTGGACGGTATTCAGACGGTGGCGGTGATGTCTCATGAAATCCCCCGAAGCCACGAAGCGAGTGTCGGGGTGTCCAGAGACGAAAGTGGAGAAGGGACAATCTCGCAAGACGGCGCATCAGCCGGAAAGCTCCAAGGTCACAGCATGATGCCTGCGTGTGGCTGCCGAAGCGATAGGGACGGCTCCATACCGGAACCTGTCGAGGCAATGTCCTGCCCCCGTGTGATAGCGGGTAAGGGCGAGACTTTGCCTTTGCTCCTGAGACTCACCACCCGGAACTCAGGGAAAGCCCAAATGCCTTTCTGCCTTTTGGTTCTCGGCATTTCCTGAACTCTTCGCCTACCGAGAACTAGGGTCAGGGCGGTTCCCGCCCTCTTGCCGGAATGGGGAGCACGGGAAAGATGAAAAAGGGGCACGGAATCTCAAAATCCGTTTTCAATTCTTTTTGAGATTCTGCGAAGTTTGAAAAAACGCTGAAACAGGACATTTTACCCAACTAAGGGAGGAAGGGAGAATGCCGATCCTAATTTGCCAACACGGCCGGATGTTTGAGGTGACTCCCAGCCGCGAGCATTCGGCAAGGTACTGCTCGAAGGAGTGCCAGATTGCCGCCACCCAGAAAAAAGAGGCCAAGTGCGAATGCTGCGGAAAGGAGTTCAATCCCCTCAACCGCAAGAACCCGCGTTTTTGCTCCCGCATCTGTGCCAGCGCAGCGCAAAGCGGCTTGAGCCGGGAAGCGTATCTCGCAAAAAAAAGCGCAGCCAAGGCAGACCCCCGCAAGGGAAAGCATCTGTGCGCGGGGGTTGCCGGCAAGAGCTGTGGGCGGTGGATCACTGACTACAGATGCCCTCAATGCTGGGAAAAGCTGCGTAAAGGATCCGACGCTGAGGGGCTTCCCTCATACGAATTTCACGGAAGAAGATCCGGGGGGATGGAATGGGACTGGTAGGGCCGGGCCCCTGCCTTCACGGTCGGCTTCACCGTGATGGGCGGCGCGTCCTGTGCTTCGCGGACTGGTCGAAAGAGTACGGAGTCCCGGCGTGGTTTACGAGAAACGGCTACGTCAAAGACGTGAACTTCTGCCGCCTGTACTGCGAGAAGAGGCCGGACATTATTGAAGTAGAACTTGAAGGTTTCAAGGCATAGGCAAAAGAAAAGGCCCGATGCGGGAACATCGGGCCAAGGGAAGATGAAACATGCGAATTCATCAGAATGATGGAATGAGTGTGCCAGATGCTAGGCGTTCCGTCAAGGGAAAGGTGTAATATGGAACGCGGTTTTTTCAAAATCTATCGAAAAATAGAGGACTCGAAGGCGTGGAGTCGGGGCGCACTGTATCGTGGGCTGATGATTACCCTTCTCCAGAAGGCGAACTGGAAGCAAGGGTACTTTCACGGGCAAAAAATCCTGCCGGGTCAGCTGGCGTTCAGCGGTGAGTGCCTTGCGGATGAACTCGACATACCCAGAACTTCGGTTGTTCGCATGTTGCGGAATCTTGAACTTGACGGCTTCCTGACGCGCTCAAACATGAACAACCGATATACGCTTGTAACTATAACAAATTGGCATAGTTATCAGTCTGTAGAAAACAACTGTGGTCAACCGATGGTCAACCACTGGTCAACCGATGGTCGACCAGTGGACACTATCAAAGAAGGTAAGAAAGAAAGAATAAATACACCCCCCTTACCCCCCACGGGGGGGAAAGTGTGTGCGGACGAGTACGAACTCAGTTGCGGAACCAGTGCCAACAGCATGGATACCAGGCCATGTGAGGCCAGTTTGGCCGCAGATGAAATCAAGGCTCAGAGCAGCCTTCAGGCGGGCGGCATGGAACCTAGGCCGTGCTGCCCCCCGAATGGCGATGTTACGAACACGTCGGACACCGGTAGCCGCGCCAACAGCATGGACACCAGGCCATGTGAGGCGAAGGGCCGAAAAGCGAAGACACCGCGTATGCCGAAAGGGGCGGATCTTCCACCGTACACCGAGCAGTTCGAGCGAATTTGGGCCAAATACCCGCGCAAGGATGCCAAGGGAAAGGCTTACAAGGCCTACATGGAGCTTTTGAAAGCTGGCGCATTGCCGGAAACGGACGACCTCATCGAGCGCATAACGTATCGCAAGTTCGAGCCCGATTGGGAGCGAGAAAACGGGAAATACGTGCCCTATTTCTCGACATGGCTGCACAATCGTGGCTGGGAAGATGCGGGCTGTTTCAGCGATACGACGCCGGAACAGCGGGCGAGGAATGAAAGGGCTTCCGCGATTTATGCGAAGTACAACGGCGGGATGTGGAAACCGGGCCTGACTGTCGAGCAGGTGGAGGAGAACTGCGACCGCATGTATGCCGAGCTTGAGGCCGAGGGGTTGCTGTGATGGCCGCCCGTTGTCTTGAATCCGCGCTCAGGTTGCAGGCGATGGGATGCAGCGTCATTCCGCTCGTTCCGCAGTCAAAGCGCCCATTGGCAAAGGCTCTTCCCGGCGGAAAATGGGAAGAATTTCAGCATAGGATACCCACGCCTGAAGAAATCCGCGGCTGGTTTGAAATCGAGCCCAACGCAAATATCGCACTGGTATGCGGCGAAGTTTCGGGCGTGGTGGCGATCGATGTCGACGGGCCGAAGGGTCAAGCGTGGTTCAAGTCTCATATGCCGCGCCCCAACTGGTACCAAATGACTTCGGCAAAGGACAAGTTCCACGCGTTCTATCAGCATCCCGGCGGGGGAAGGCGTATTCCTCCGTCCGTCTCGCTGGTGAACGATGAAATCGACGTGCGCGGGGATGGCTCCTATGTCGTGTTTGCTCCGTCGATACACCCTTCCGGGGCGGAGTATCGGGCGCATCAGCTTGATGGCTTTTCCGGCATAGATTCCCTTGTCCCCCTGCCGGATATCCAGCTGGTTCGAGTGGGTGAAGATAAATACGAGGTCAAAGAAGTCCAGGATGGTTCGGCGACGGATCATGATGCTGACGTTCAAAAGGGCGGTAGAAATCAGGCGATTACCAGTCTTTGCGGGAGGATGTACGCCAGGGGGCTGCGGGGGGAAGAGGTTTTGCTGTATGCGCAGGCATGGAACCGTGCGCACTGCAAACCACCGTTGCCGGACACGGAAGTGAACACGATTGTGCGGAGCATGGCTTCGACACACAGGAACAGAAACCCACAGAAGCTCAACGCAGGGGGGGTATCCCGCTGGGTTGCCATGTCTTCGGGCGAGTTTTGCATTGCAGATATTTACCGCGATCTTGGCATCCTGAAAGCCGAAGACAGGGAACTGTGCCAGCAGGAACTTCGGGAGCTTCTTTCTCGTGGGGAAATCGAGCCCTGCGGGAAACGCTCCGGATGGTATCGCAAGCGTGAAAGCGGATTGGAAGTCATAGACCTTGTACAAGAGGAAACCCCACCGTTGGATTTGTGGCTCCCCTTTGGACTTCACAGAATGTGCTTTGTCCAGCCCCGGAATATCATCGTGATCGCTGGCGAAACAAACTCGGGGAAGACGGGCCTGCTTTTCAATTTTTGCTACATGAACAGGCACAAGCACAAGATCCGCTATCTCTCTTCTGAAATGACGCCGAATGAAATCAGGGGACGCATAGAACGTTTTGGGCTTGCGGTTGAAGAATGGTCGAAATTTACAACGTTTATTCAGCGTTCCAATCATTTTCATGATGCCATAGACCCAAATGGCATCAATATTGTTGATTTCTTGGAAGTTTATGAAGATTTTTCGAAAATAGGGGGAGACATCAAAAAGATTTTTGATCGTCTTCAAAATGGAATCGCAATCATTACGATTCAGAAGAAGAAAGGGGAGATGTTCGGAAGAGGTGGGGAATTCACTCTCGAAAAAGCAAGACTCGGCATTTCTCTTTTCACGCACGGGCATCTCCCAAACGGCATAGTTGGAAGCATGAAGGTGACCAAATGCAAGAACTATAGATCAGGATTCAATCCTGAAGGAAGAGAACAGTTCTTTAGGCTGCTTGATGGTTATTTTTATGACTCCTCACCTATTCAGGAGATACCGGATTACAACCCACATTTGGTTTTTTGGGCTGAAAAAGACAGGAAACGCCTCATTGATTCAATCGGCGATTACTGCAAGCAGATTGCAGAGATTCAAAAGACGCAAGAAATAATAGATTTTTACGGAGAATGATATGTGTGAAGCAAAAACGTTCAAAGAGCTTATGGATGCTGTTTTTGACCTTTGTGAAGAAAGAATAGAGGTAAATAGGACGATCAATATCGTTGGCGATCTCATCGTCATCGATAGGCCGAATGAATGGAAATATGAAATTCCCCTCAAGGATTGCGAGACAATCTGCGGCGCACTCAGTTGGATTTTCCATATGCAGGAAAAAACATGGGTCACACAGCCAATGGCTAAACGGATTGCAGCATTGATATGTGAGCATAACGGTCAAGAGTTTTGGGGAGGGAATTGATGCTCAGTATCCGCTGGTTTTTGAAGGGCTGCATCGTATCCGCCGCATGTCATGGGGCTATCGGGCCAAAAACCGCGCATTGGCTTTTGTCTGTTCTTGGGTTGGTTCATGTTTGAGTGCCCAAGGTATTGTGAAATTTTCGGCCCCGGTGCGTGTGTTGGGGCATTTGATGAAAAGGAGTGTGTGATGAGCACGTACAGGGAAGAATCGTTGCCGGAAACACTGCAAGACATGTCCGACCGTTTCGGAAAGCCCTTTGTCCGGCACATGATTGAACGCTTCGCGGGTATAACTCTTATTATTCCCGCCAAAAGCCGGAAGACGCAGCTAACTCGGGAATTGTGCGCCTTCTTGGGGCAGGATGCCCTTTCCGACTTTCTGCACACCTATGGCGGTACGAGAATCTATATCCCCACTTTGCGCCGGGCGAAGATCCGCGCACGGGACATGGACATCAACGCCGAGCGGGACGAGTTGGCTCGTAAGGGGCTGAGTGAAAGAGCGCTTGTCGCCAGGCTCGCCACGCTGCACGGGCTTTCCGAACGGCAGGTGTGGCGCATTTTAAAACAGCCGAGAACCTCGGACAACAGGAAGGCGGCGTTATGACGGTCTTACGCTTCACCTTGTCCTGCACGCCCACGGCACAGGCCCGAGTCCGGCACACCGTCCGTTGTGGGCACAGCGTGGCTTACAAGTCTGCCGGGCAGAAGAGCGCGGAAGCCGTGCTTGATGATCTTCTTTCGAAGCGCGCCCCGGAAAAGCCTTTAGATGGGCCGCTCGTACTCGAATTCATCGCGGGGATGCCCATACCTGCATCGACCTCGAAAAAACAACGAGAGGCCATGTTACGCGGCGAAATCGCCCATACGAAGAAGCCGGACCTCGACAACATGGCGAAGCAGCTCAAAGACGCCATGACGCGCGCGGGGTTCTGGAGGGATGATAAGCAGGTGGTGGCCCTACGCTGTTCAAAACGCTACGCCGCCGTCCCGCATTGGGAGGTAGCCGTGTACACACAGGAGGAAGCGTAATGAATGAACGGAAATTGCTGCTCGGCTGGAAGGCCATCACAGCCTACACCGGAGTTAGCCGCCTCCTCATGATCCGCTACGCCTACCCCGTCCACGACTGCGACAGGGCAACTCATCACGGGTACGGCGTCTGTGCCTATACCGACGAGCTTGACGCCCACAAGGAGGCTACCAGTGCATAACATCGACATCACGATACTTGGTGAACAGGCTCTTGCGGCACTCATGCAGCGGCTGTCGGAAGCACGCGGGAAGCACCCTGTTTTCGCGGAGGGCAAATACCATGCGCTCGGCGTTATCGGGGGGGAGTACCGTGAGCTTGTACACGCCGTTGAGCACGAAACCCCGGAGCGTATCCGCGACGAAGCCCTCGATGTAGCTGTGACCGCACTGCGGCTCTGGCTTGGGGAACACGAGGTTGGTGCTCATGAGTGACGTGTGGGTGAGCCAGTTCGAACTGTCAGAGGCCATCGGTGACGTGGGGGCGGTCATCCTCTGCGCACAGTGCGGTGGACGTTCATGCTTTATCCCCCGGAAGCCCACAGGTTTTCTTCTGAAGTTGCTTGGTCGGCAGCGTATGGCGGCCCTCTGTACAAAATTTGGGGGGATGCAGATCGTCGTGCCCAACCTGCGCCGTGGTGAACCGTTCAAAGGACGTATCCTGTCCCGTCTGGAAGCAGGGGAGAAGCCGGACGCCATCGCCGAAGCCCTTGGCGTGACCACCAGGTACGTCCGTCGGCTCAAAAAGCAGCTTTGCGGGACCCCGGAACCACAGCAGCAATATCGGCTGTTGTAGAACCTTGTTCACGGTGTCCTCCCCCTATTCTCTTGTGCGAGAGTGGACGCAGGAGGATATTTTTTATGGCTGTTCTTCCCTTGCGCCACTTCTCCCCGGTCGAATTCCGCTGCAAGTGCGGGTGCGGTGCGGGCATGGAGAAGATGGACGCCGACCTGCTCCAGATGCTCGACGAGGCCCGCGATCTGGCGGGCATCCCGTTCCCCCTTTCTTCCGCCTACCGCTGTCCGAAGCACAACAAGGCGGTCGGCGGCGTGCCCACCTCCGCCCATACGAGAGGTTACGCCGTGGACATCCGCTGTGTGGATTCCCATTCCCGTTTCACCATGCTGCAAGCCCTGCTTGAGGCCGGATTCCGGCGCATTGAGCTGGCCCCGACATGGATTCATGTGGACAACGACCCGGACAAGCCGCGCGACGTGGCGTTCTACCAGCAGGGAGGCAAATACTGATGGAACAGACCGTGATTGATTTCCTTTTTTCGACACTGGCAAGCCTTGCCGCGCAGTACCCCGAAGCCTCGTGGATCGTCACCGCCGTCGCCGTGCTCATGTCCCTGTGCGGTGTGGCTGCCGTCGCGACCATCTGGCTTCCCGTGCCCAAAGAAACGTCCGGGGCCTATGCCGTCTTCTACCGCTGGACGCACGCCCTTGCCGCACATTTCGGGCAGAACAAGGGCGCCGTGGCGGACGGCAAGGCCCCGGAAGTTCAGCAGGCCGTGAAGCAGGTCATGGGGAAGTGATGTGGACGCGTGGGCGGCTTTTCTCTCGGCTCTCTTGCAGCTGGGCCTGCGCCTGCTGGAAAAGGCGGACGCGGCCCGCGCTGCTGAGTTCCGCCGTAGTGTTGCTTCTGATGGTGCCGGGGTGCTCATATCTCAGCTCAACCCAGGAAGTGCCGGCGCTTCCAGTCCTGACAAGCCTGCAACGTCTGGAACTGAACGGGACGCCGGGCGTGTGGATGGACAGCAGTGACGCCGGACGCCTTGCGCAGTGGATATACGATGTGACGGGGGAGGCAGGCCGATGAATCAGGTAGGGAAGGAAGGCGCTGACCATGCCGCCGAATACATCGAAGCCGTGCGCGGGACGTGGCCGCTTATATCCCTCGCCGGGGCTATCGCACTGGCTTCTGCGCTGCATCAGCTCAAGCGTGGGTACAAACAGCGCACGCGGGCGCAGAAGGTCGTGACGGTACTTCTGAACGCCGTTTTGACCACGTCCCTTGCCGTGGGGTGTGTGCTTCTTCTGCCGCTTGTGGTTCCCGACGTGACGCCGGAAATGCAGATTGCCGGGGCCGTGGTGCTGGCAGGACTCGGAGGGGAGACGGTTAAGCAGTGGATTTTGAAGCGCCTCGGCCTGTCCGTGGTTGATCTCATGAACCCGGACGACATCAACGACATACGCAAGACCATGGACCCGGAGACGCGCAGAAAGCACGCGAAGCTGTGCCCGTTCCGCGGTGATGAATGCGTCGATTTGTCACACAAGGTATAGTTTGCACAATCGTCATGGCGGCATTTCACCCCGGCCGCCGATCGTCCCGGACCATCCGGGAGTAACGGATAAACAGCCGCCTTTCTTTTGAAGAGGTCCGCGTCTAGGCGAGAGTAGCGGGCCGCCCTTAGCGGGGAAGACTCTCGGTAGAGCATGGCAGGGCTGATATTTCATGGCGAAAGGTGAGTTTCTTTTCGGGGTGCCTGTATTGGGTGTAGTGTATGGCACGATTTGATTGGGAATCCATCCGGGCCGAATACGAAGTGGGGGCGAGCCAGTCCGATCTGTCCAAGCGGTACGGTGTGAGCCGGACGGCCATCCAAAAGCGCATCCGGGCCGAAGGCTGGGTGCAGGATATTTCCGGCACCGTGAACCGCATGGCAGAGGCCAAGGTTGCGGGCGTGGTTGCAGGCTGCAACCCTCAAAAAAAGGCCGAAGCCTTGGACCGCGCCGCCGAAGCCAAGGCCGCCGTCATCACCCGCCATCAGCGGGAGTGGGATCGGCATCAGGCCATTATGGATGAGGCGTTGTCCGAAGGCAGCTTCGACAAGGCCAAGCTCGCCAAGATTACCGCCGAGACGATTAAGATCCGGCAGGAGGGAGAGCGCAAGGCGTGGGGCATCGTGGACAAAACCGCCTTGGATCACACTTCATCCGACGGTTCCCTCTCTCAGCGTCCGGTGGATCTCTCACGCCTCTCCCCGGACGAGCTGCTTCGCCTGACGAAGGAAGCCTTCAAAACGCCGGATCATGAGTAGCCCATCCATCCTTGCCGACATCAGGAAGGCGCTGGCCCGGAGTTGCCTCGCGGCCTTCGTGCGCTACACCATGCCCGGCTACAAGATGGGATGGGTGCATGAGGAAATCTGTTCCGAGCTGGACGCCTTCCTTGCCGATGTCGTGGCCGGACGTTCCCCGCGCCTCATGCTGACCATGCCGCCGCGACATGGGAAACTGTGCGCTGATGATACTCCTGTTTTGACGGTTGATGGGTGGAAAACTCATGGTGCGCTTAAGGTTGGTGATTATGTATTTCACCCAAGTGGCAAACCTGTGAGGGTTGTTGCTGTGGGCGAGAAAAATTTTGCCACTCATTCTGTTGTTTTTACCAATGGCGACATAATAGATGTGCACCTTGATCATGAGTGGCGGGTGTATGACAGGACTAAACCCGGATATAGAACAGTTGAGACACGATACTTTGTGGAGCCAAGCAAAAAAACTAAGGCGCTTAGGAAGCTGGATAGCGGTATCCCAGACACCAGAGGGCACAGGTATTTGTATCAGGTGGACACAGCTGATGCTCCCCAATGGCCTGCCGTAGAACACGTTATCCCGCCATACGTTTTGGGCGTGTGGTTAGGTGATGGAACGTCAATCGCGCCCAGAATAAACATGGCTCCTGATGACGCTTGTGTCGTCAAAATGGAGTTTGAACGACTAGGTGTGCCAATAACTGGAACATGGGTGCATAGAGATACTGGAGTTGAAACTTTTTCATTTGCCAGCGGCGTGAAAAATAGAAGAAATATATTTTCGCAGGCTCTAAAAGATGCTGATCTGCTAAAAAATAAACATATTCCTAATGAGTACAAGCATGATAGCCTAGAAAACAGGCTTGACTTGCTTGCTGGACTTATTGATACGGATGGTCATTTTGATAGAAAGACAAACAGATATCGTTTTACAACATCCAATGAGCTGTTAGCGCATGATGTAGAAGAATTGGCCATGCTATGCGGGTTTGTAGCGCATACAAATATCCCAGCACTAGATAATCGGGAAAGAACGATTAAAAATAAGTCACAGGTTTATGTGGTGTCATTTTTCTTTTCCGGTGTAGTTGTCCCGTGCAGACTTGAACGGAAAAAAGTTAATAAAACGTTTTCTTCTCTGCGTCGGCGCGTATCCATCAAATGTGTACGAGCGCTAGAGTCGCCTAAAATGGGGAATTGTATTCAGGTGGATAGTCCAGATGGCTTATATTTAGTTGGCAAACACCTTACGATAACCCACAATAGCGAGCTGGCCTCCCGCCGTTTCCCGGCCTACGCCTTGGGCCGTTACCCCGATCTCTCCATTATCTCCACAAGCTACGCCGCCGACCTGTCCTCGCGCATGAACCGCGACGTGCAGCGCGTCATCGACAGCCCGGAATATCGGGAACTTTTTCCCGGCACGGCGCTGTACGGCAAGAACATCCGCACAGTCGGGAACGGCTCCTACCTCCGCAATTCGGACATATTCGAGGTGGTGGGGCACGCTGGCTGCTACCGTTCCGCTGGCGTGGGCGGCGGCATCACGGGCATGGGTGCGGAATGCGTTGTCATTGGAACACAAATTGCGACTCCTGACGGAGATCGCGCTATCGAGACCCTACAAGTCGGGGATAACGTGCTATCATACAATCATCAAACGGGGGAAATTGAAACTGATATAGTGATAGCGGTAAAGGATCGATATGCAGAAGAAAGCTACCGATTACGCGATGCCCTTGGCAGAGTTCTTGAAGTTACAGGAAACCATCCGATCTTTTCACGGGGGGAATATACCCCTGCATCATCAATTGCCACGGGTGATCCTATCTTGTGCCTGGTGTGGCCTGGAGTTTGTGAGGCCGGCTTATGTGGTGGCCAAAAATATCAGGAAGGGGATGAAAGATTTCTACTGCTGCAAGGAACATTCTTGTGCCCATCATGCAGTCAAGAACAGCAAGACGTGCCCCGGTTGTGGACGGATCATCAAACACACAGGGAGAACCAAAGGGGCAAAGACCTGCCCGGAATGTGCCGCAAAATTCAAGAAGCCGAGCCAGGTCCCTGTCGAGCATCAGCCCAGAGAAAAAATTTGCCCTATCTGCAACAAGCTCTTTATGTCTGCCCACAGGGGACGCGGTATTTTTGCCAAGTATTGCAGCAAGCGGTGCAGCGAAATTGCACACTCTATTCTGATGTCTGGCAAGGGGAATCCCCGATACCGTCACGGCATGACTCCCTTGCGGGAACAGGTGCACTCTGCGCGGGCATTCCGACAGTTTCGGCCTTTGATTTTAGACAGGGATCAGCATCGTTGTGTTCTATGTGGCAAGGAGGAAACACGGTTGGAGGTTCATCACATGGATCTTATTCCGATCAACAATGTTGCGACAAACTTGATTACGCTGTGCAGCAAGTGCCACAGGATCTTGCACGGCATGAAAGAAGAACAGTACAAGCGGGACATATTGCCAACATTGCGCGAATATACGGAACAGCACGCCGTTTTGTTGATATCCAAGTAGCACGTAATCAGAACTTCTTTGCCGGCGGTGTCCTTGTCCACAACTGCGCTATCATCGACGACCCGTTCAAGGACCGGGCGTCCGCCGATTCCCCGACCATCCGCCAGAACGTCTGGGACTGGTACACGTCCACGCTGTACACGCGCCTCGCGCCCGGTGGAGGGGTGCTCATCATCAACACTCGCTGGCACATGGCTGACCTCTCAGGGCGGCTGCTTGAGGCCGCCGCACGGGGGGAGGGCGACCACTGGCGCGTAGTGAACTTCCCCGCCATCGCAACGGAAGACGAGCTGCACCGTAGGGCAGGTGAAGCCTTACACCCTGAACGCTACCCGTTGGAGCAGCTTCTTGCCATTAAGAAAGCCCTCGGCACACGCGACTGGGAAGCCCTGTACCAGCAGCGGCCTACGCCAGACGGCGGCGCCATATTCAAATCCGAGTGGCTGCGGTTCTGGCTCCCCAAAGACCTTCCGGAGCAGTTCGACCAGCTCCTTATCTCGTGGGATATGACGTTCAAAGACGGCGACGATACCGACTTTGTTGTGGGGCAGGTGTGGGGCCGCAAGGGGGCCGACCGCTACCTCCTCGATCAGGTCCGGCGGCGCATGGGATTTACGGATACGGTCGCCGCGTTCCGGGCGCTCGCCGCTAAATGGCCCGGCGCAGCCCGTAAGCTGGTGGAGGATAAGGCCAACGGCCCGGCGGTTATCGACGCGCTGAAACATGCTGTGCCCGGTATCATCCCCGTGGAGCCGGACGGCAGCAAGACGGCCCGGGCCCATGCCGTGACCACGTTCTTCGAGGCCGGGAACGTCCTGCTCCCGCACCCTGAGCATTGCCCGTGGGCGCGGGAGTACGTCGCGGAACTGACACAGTTCCCCGGTGCGCCCCACGACGACCAAGTGGACGCCACAACACAGGCGCTGCGTGATTTCGATACCAAGCGGCCCATGTGCATCAACCCCGCCATCCTCAATCAGCCACGTATGGGAAGGAGAATATAAATGAATGTAAAGAGTTAGAGTTCTGCTTCTTGACATCTTTCCTTCACAAAAGGGTTCTCGTTACCTTGTAGTCTTTCAATACGTCTGGCCCGCGTGCATTCCCACGCATCAACCGGATACATCTTGTCCCATGCGTCCATGAGCTGCGTCTGCTGGCGGCTCATGCGGTAGCGCGGGGCGTAGGCGTCGGCCATATACTTGTAGGTCCGGGCAATTTGTCCCCGCGCCCGGACGGGCGGCTCGGCCCTGCGGTCGGCGATCTTCATCCCGCAGCTTCCGAAATCCGGCTCCTCGCCGGGCAGCATCTGGAAGTTGTAATTCTGGCGCAGGGCGTTGACCGCACCGATGGCCGGATAGAGGTTGTACATGTCGCTTTGCATGAGGCGGTATTCCCGGTTCACCTTTTCCGCGCACTTGCGGCCCTTGAATGCCTTCCCCTTCGCGTCCACGCACTGTGCGTCCCCCTCGCGCCACTCCGGAAAAGCCTGCCCGAAGTTCTCGGCGGGGACCACGTGTTCCCATTCCACCTTCCCGGCCCGCTTCTCGTGCTTCGCGGCAGTAAAACCCTCCGGCAGGGTGACGTTCTTCTTCTCGTCGAACGCCGCCCCGCAGTAGAGCGTGATCCGATGGTCATAATAGACCTGCCGTTCCAGCGTCTTCTTGGCCTTGCTGAACGAATCGTTCCATTCGTTGCCCGCGGCCTGCGCCTCGGACGTCATAACCAGCGCGGCCAGCAGAAACACCATGATGCTTTTGTACATGCGGATACCTCCCTAAAGGTATCCATGTATATATAGATTAATCTATATTGATACAATATGAAAGGTGTCCCACAGCCAAGCCCCCCGAACCTTGTTCACGGTGTGTTTTCTTTTTGGCTCGTAGCATTATGGGCACATGAGCAAGAAGCGCACTTATCGACACGCCACCTCCATACCTCAAGTGCAACCGTCGCGCCGTCTGAATCTCTCCCCGGACGTGCGCGGCGGCCTTGCTCAGTCTTTGCCACCTACGCCCGACGACATCAGCCGGTTGTACGGTCCTGCGAAGACGCTCGGCGCGCCCGAAGAGGTGCAGCTTGCGATGGATGCGCGGCTTGCGGATTCCGGCGTCTATTCCCTGCTCCAGCACTCGCTTGAGCTTGGGGTCGGGATTGCGCCGCAATTCATGGGCTACGGCGTCCTCCAGAACCTTGCCCAGAATGGATTGATCCGTGCCTGCGTCGAGACGGTATCCGACGACATGACCCGAGCATGGATTGAGTTCAAGCGCGAAGGGGAGGGCGGCGACGAGTCATTGCTCACCGACCTTGCGCAGGCGTGCAAGAGGTTCGCACTGCAACGCCTTTTCCATGAGGCGACCGAGCTTGTGGGGTACGAGGGCGGGGCCTTCCTTTTCATCGACACCGGAGCAGTCGGGGAAGAGCTGGAACGCCCGCTGAACGTCAGCCCGTATTCCGCCGAACTCAGGCCCGGCGGCGTGCTGCGCTTCGTCGTCATCGACCCCGTGAACGTCTTCCCCGGAGACTACAACAGCCTTTCGCCGCTTGAGCCGGACTACTTCCGCCCGCGCTGGTGGTGGGTGCTCGGGCAGCGGGTGCACGCCTCGCGCCTCATCCGATTGGTTGCGAACGAATGCCCGGTGCTGCTCCGTCCAGCCTACAATTTTTTGGGCATCCCACAAGCTCAGATCCTCTGGGATTACGTCCTGCATTTTCAGGAATGCCGCGCCGCCGAAGCCCGGCTGCTGACCAAGTTTTCGCTGACCGTCTTCAAGACGAAGATGGAAGACATCCTGTACGCGTCGGGGGGCACGGCACAGATCGATGCACGCATCCGGTACATGATCCAGTCCATGACCAATGACGGCGTGCTTGCCGTCGACAAAGAATCAGAAGACGTGGTCAAGCTGGAAACCCCGCTTTCCGGCGTGACCGACATCGTGCGCCAGTCCCTTGAAATTCTCGCAGCCCTGAACCGCACTCCGGCGGTCAAGCTGCTTGGCATCAGCCCGTCAGGGTTCAATGCCACGGGCGAATCGGACATCCGCAACTACTACGACCATGTCAGGAGCCAGCAGGAGAAAGTCCTGCGCGACGGCATCAAGAAGGCGCTCGACTGTATTCAGCTCTACCTGCGCGGAACCATCGACCCTTCCGTGACTTTCGACTTCGCGCCCCTCGGCGAAGAGGACAGGGCAGCCCTTGCGACGCTCCAGAAGACCAAGGCCGACACCATCGCCGTCTACATGGATCGGGACATCATCTCTCAGGAAGAGGCCCGGCAGTCCCTTGCCAGTGACCCGGACAGCGGCTTCTCCGACATAGACCCGGCGGAAGTGCCGCAGGGCAACGGAATGCCCGACGCCCTGCCGGAAGCCGGGGAAGGGGGCTTGATGCCCGACATCGACGACGTGGACAAGGCAGGGGCCGTCTATGGCTAAGGTCATCCGCGCCATCAAGCCCAACGCGGGCATCCGGGCGAAATACCGGAAGCGGCTGGTGTCGCTTCTCGACGAGATGCAGCGTTCCGTCGTGTGGTGGCTGCGCGCCGAGTACAGGAAGCAGGAAACCCGCATAGCACAGGATGCGTCCCCGGCGAGTGACCTACAAGACCGCCTCAAGAGCCTGTTCCGGTACTGGACGAAGCGGTGGAGGGAAAGCGCGGAGAGTTTTGCACGGGAGTTCGTGGGCAGTACGAGGCGGCGCACGGAAGCCAGCATGAGGCAGGCCCTCAAAGATGCGGGCTTCACGGTGAGGATGGAGGGAAGCAGGGCCATGAGCGACGTGGCGCGGGCCCTCTTCGAGGAAAATGTCAATCTCATCAAATCCATTCCGCAGCACTATTTCACGGAAGTAACGGGGCTAGTACAGCGTTCCGCCAGCATGGGCCGGGACGTGGAGTTCCTCGCCGACGAACTGCACAAGCGGTACGAGATCACCCGGCGCCGGGCAGAATTCATTGCCCGCGACCAGTCCAATAAGGCGACCGAGGCCCTTAAGCGGGTGCAGGACAAGGAACTCGGCATCACCGAAGGCATCTGGGTACATGTGCCGGGAAAGAAAACGAGCCGCCATACCCACCAGCTCATGAATGGGAAAAAGTTCGTCATCACGGAAGGTCTTTACGACTCTGACGTGAAGCGCAAAGTGCTTTGCGGTGAGCTTCCGGGGTGCCAATGCACGTACCGGGCCGTTATTCCTGAATTTGGAGACTAGTCTATGTATCAAAGTAAAGGCGTCACCTTCGACGCGGCTCCCTCACAGCGGGAAACCGACGAGAACGGGTTCCTGCACGTTGGGGCGTCGCACATCACGAAAGCGACGGTGAACCCCTATTACGGGCGGGAGATTCCGGGCTGGCAGGAAGCCGGGCTTGACCCCGAGGCTGTCTATTACGGGCTTCGTGACCCGGAAGAACTTCAAGCATCGCTTGAGACATGGGCCGGGCTGCCGCTGCACATCGAGCACCACATCGACAGCGCGGAAGAGCCGCAGAAGCTCACCCGCGTGGGCGCGGTGGGCACGGGCGCGGTCTGGAACCCGCCGTATGTAGATGCGCCGCTGACCGTGTGGGATCGGGCCGCCATCGACGCCATTGAAGACGGTTCTTTCCGGGAACTCTCCTGCGCCTACCGCTACGACCCGGATTTCACGCCGGGCAGCTACGAGGGCACCCCTTACGATTTCATCATGCGGAACATCCGAGGCAACCACGTCGCGCTGGTCGAAGAAGGGCGGGCCGGGCCGGACGTGGTGGTGGCGGATTCTCATCCAACTTCAACGAAAAAAGGAACGCTTATGGGCACGTTTAAGAAATGGTTCCGGGGCGCGCAAGACGACAACCCGGACATCGAAAAGCAGGAAGTGGAGCTTGCGCAGGCCATCATCGACCTGCACAAGGTCGACCCCGTGACTGGCGAAATCGTGGATATCACCGAAGACGAGGACAAGGCGGAGGAAATCCGTAAGCTCATCGGTGAACTGTCCGCCAAACTCGACCCCGAGGACGTCAAAAAACTGACGGACTCCCTCTCCGATCTGGCCTACTCCAAGGCCACGGGTGATGAGAAACCGGAGAAAAAGGAAGCGATGGACGAAGAAATCAAGAAAGCTATGGACGCCTGCGGGCTTGATGCGGAAGACCCCGCCGAGTCCCGCGCCTTTGCTAAAGGCGTGAAGTACGGCGAGGAACTGGAGCTCAATCCGGACGAACGCAGGAAGCTCGACCGTGAGCATGAGTCCGAGGGTATGAAAAAGGCTATGGATTCCTGCGGCCTCGACGCCGAGAACCCGCAGGAGAGCAAAGCCTTTGCCGAGGGCGTCAAGTACGGTGAGGAGCGGATCCGGAACCCCGAGGAACGGCGCAAGCTTGACCGGGAACACGAATCCGAGGGCGAACGCCGCGAACTCGGCAAGGACGAGGACAAGGACGCGGCCATTAAGCGCATCCTCGCTTCCGTCCCCGACCTCACACCGGAGCAGAAAAAGAAGCTGACCGACTCCCTCGCTGATCTCGCCTATTCCCCCGCGACCGGAGATGAAGCCCCGGACGACAAGGGAACCGCTCAGGACAGGGCGTTCCGCCGCCGTGGTCCGCGTCCTCTCACCGCAATGGACGCCGCCCGCATCAAGGCATCCGCAGTCGCCGAAGCGCAGGAGCATATGCGGAACCTCACCCGTGCCGTGCGCGACGTGCGCGGGCTGGTGGGCGAACTTGACCCGCTGTCCTTCGACTCCGCGTCCGACGTCTACGGCTACGCGCTGGAGCAGCTTGGGGAGAATCCCCGCAAGTATCCCCGGCAGGCATGGCCCGGTATGATCGATGTCCTCCGCAAGCAGAAGGCGACACCTTCCGTTGCCCGTGACGCGGCCCCCGTCGGGCGCATGTCTGGCAGCTTCGCCGGGCTTTCCAATATCACCATTGCAGAATAGGAGGCACACCATGCCTTTGCAGTCCCAAGTCAATCTCTCCGTCGCTCCCGGCGTTGCTGGCGATAAAGCGACGCCCGACCAGAGCATCTACACCCCGCTCAACCCTCTGGCGGCGGTGGCCCTCCCTGTGGGGCGCTTCGTCTTCCCCGTCGTGGATTCCGGCGTGATCGACAACACGCAGGCCACCAACGTTGCTGGCACCGCCACAGCCGTGCTCGGCTTCGTGGAGCGCGTCATCAACTACGTGAACTACGAACTGCTTTCTGACGGCACTTTGACCGTCCCGGCAGGCTCGAACCTCACCGTGGCCGTAAAGGGCGACTATTGGGCCGTTTCCACGACCAAGGCCACGGTGGGGCAGGCTGTCCTTGCCTCCACCGCTGACGGTTCAATCAGCACCGGGACCCCCGACGCCACGCACCTCGATACGGGGTGGGTCGTCAAGACGCCCGGCGAAATCGGGGAACCGATCATCATCAGCAATTGGGGACAGGCCGCAGCGTCGGGATCCGGCGGCGACACCTCGAACCTGATGCAGAAAGATTTCAGCAACGCCACCGGAGCGCTCGGCGTGGCCAACGGCGGAACTGGCGCAACCACTGCGGAACAGGCCCGCACCAACCTCGGCGCAGCCGCCGCCGGAGCGTAGGAGGTACTACATGAATCCGACTTTTGAACAGGCCAAGCGCTACGGCTTTATCTTCCCGGGCGCCCGCATGTGGGCAACTCCGGAGAACCGCGCCCGCATTGCGCAGGACGCCGCGCTCATCACTACTCCGAACACGACCGTCCCCGCCGAGCTTCTGGCGTATATCGACCCGATGGTCATCGAAATCCTGACCGCGCCCCGGCGCGCCCGTGAAATCTTCGGTGAAGAGAAGAAGGGCGATTGGACGACCCCGTACATGAAGTGGCGCGTGGACGAAATGACCGGAAAGACCGAGCCGTATTCCGACTATGCCAACGGCACGACTTCGGGCGTGAACTCCGAATGGCAAACCCGCGTGCAGTACGTCTTCCAGACGTCCATCACCTACGGAGACTTTGAAGTGGACATGTCGAGCACGGCGAAAGTCAACCTCGCTGCCTCCAAGCAGCGTGCGGCCGCCAACGTCATCGACATCGACCAGAACCGTTTCTACCTGCTCGGCGTCGCCGGGAAGGAAATCTACGGCATCCTCAACGATCCGAACCTCCCTGCTGCGATCACCGCAGGGGCCACGGGCACGGGCGGCTCCACGAAATGGGCCGACAAGACCACGGTGCAAATCTACAACGACGTCCTCGCCCTGTTCGCACAGCTTTCCGAGCAGTCCAGCGGCCTTATTGACAAAGACACGCCCCTCAAGCTCTGCCTCTCCCCCGAACTGGCCGTTCGCCTCGGCGCGGCTACCGATTTCAACGTGTCCGTGCTGGATATGTTGAAGCGGTACTTCACCCGCATTGACATCGTGACCGTCCCCGAGCTGCACAGCATGACCGCCGGGGAAACCATGTTCCTCATCGCCCCCGAAGTGAACGGGCAGCGATCCGGCACGCTGGCCTTCGGAGAAAAGATGCGTGCTGGACGCGTCGTGCCCGACCTGTCCAGCTTCCGTCAGAAGTTCGTCGGCACCACCTACGGCGGTATCGTGCTCATGCCCTTTGCCTTTGCGCAAATGACTGGAGCCTAGTCCCATCCTTCCCTCCATGCGAAAGCCCCAACCGTTAAACAGGCGGTTGGGGCTTTCTTTACGTAGTCAGGCGTCATTTTCCAAGCTGCTGTATATTTGCGTCCAGCCACATCTCGACTGCTTCCCGTACTACCTGTGAGCGTAGGATACCCCTATCTGTACATACATCGTTCAGCCGTTCCCAGACATGATCCGGCATAGATACAGTCTTTACTGTTGCACGATTTTCAACCTTTTTTTTACGTCCAGATCCTTTACGGCGTCCCCCCTGCTTTTTTTCTTGTGCATCATTCATTTGTTGAATCTCCCCTCATCAAAAAGCTATCTTCTTCCCACTGGCTGCGCCAGAAATACCCGTGTATCCTCTTTTCAGTAGAGACGTATTCTGTAATGCCGATCAGCGGCTCCGCAAAAGCATGGAGGCACCCGTTCCGTGCCCCTCCGCGAACTTGAAAGTCTGTGATTGCTGAAAAACCGATATTCGTTGCGGACAGCCATTTTCCGCTGTACGTTCCTATCGCGGTTACAAGCTGTTCAATGGGGTTTCCAGGGCTCATAACGTCGCGCCGATCCAAAACAACTTTCCCGGCGGGAATGCACTCTAGAAGCGTAGAGCGGTCATCATGCAAAGCCGGGGCGTCGTATGAAGTGATCAGCCCACCGGAGAACTTTCCGAAGTTCAAGAAAAGATCCACGGCGTTCGGTACGGAATGCAGGGCTTCCGACAGTTCAAAGATAAGGCTCACCCGTATATGCCCCGTTGCACCGGGCTGCAAAGAGAGATGTGTGGAGCCTTTTGCGTAGTCGCTCCCGTTACGGGATTTTTCAAAAGTAAAAGCCGCTCCTACTCTTTGGCTAGGCTCGAAAATAGCGGTTTCATGCTCCCCAAGGGGTTCGATGCTATGCACAACAAGGCATACTCCGGTAACTTTGGGACCATGCATCTCGCGCTCCAGTGCATGTCCCATCCCCCATGCTGCAAAGAGGGGCGCGCCGTTGAGCATAGTATAATTCGTCAAGATGTTTGCCGTTTGCACAAAGAGATTGGAAAGGATCAGGTAAGTTCCCTTTCCTGACGCCTGACGGCTGGCATTTCCGCGCACGGATTTGGGTGTAGAAAGAAAAACAGGATATTGTATCGCCTTTTTGGACGCAGCGTATCCTAGATTCTGAGGGTTTGCCCCGCCCAAAGCGAGATGTGCCCGTCGAATTTTGATACCTTCCTTCTTTTTTGAAAAGACATCTTGATTATGCCTTGTAACGGCTCCTAACAGCAAAACGGAAAGTCCAATGGAGGGGAGGGGAGACAAAGAGACATACCCAGAGGGTACGTCTTTAGGGATGAGCAGTTGACGAATCCGTCTGTCGACAGACTCTGTTTTTCTGGCAAATCCTGTTTTACGGATTTTCTTCAATGCCGCCTCTGTATCTGCTTTCTCTCCTTCCTCCCCTTCTTCGAGTTTTTTGTATAGAGCACTTACCTTTCCCACATCCTTGGCCCCGTTTGCCGTATCCAGCGGCATAGAAATCCCTGCCGCAAGACATGTCCTCGTGGACAGGTACGGAAGGGCGAGCGCGGCACCCGACGACAAGCGAATACCGACGCTGGAATTCGAGTTCACCAGCTTTGAACTGAAATCGATAAGATCGTCGATGTCTATCTTAGTCTTCCTCTTCATCGTATTCCTCCGTTGCCGCTTCCAGCTTTATGAACTCGGGAAGAACCGCAATGCTGCCGCATTCGTCATCCATTTCAACAGCCTTGAAGCCGAGCTTACGGGCAAAGGCGATCCGCATGGCCTGAGCCTCCCAACTTGCGTCATCGTCATCCATGTTGAGGAGGTTTACCCAGTCTTCATCTTGATAACCAATTTTCTCTTCAACCACGGCATACCAGCAGAGATCAAAATACTTTTCGTCTATACCGCGCTCTGCCATAACTTCACGTAGAGCCGTTCCAGCAGCGCCATCTTCAAGATACGGGAGATCCTCGTTCAAGAAGATGTCCTCGATGTCTATTTCGCACTGGTAGACGTAATTTCCGTATTCCTTTGCATGTCCGTAAGTACGGGCAAAGAACACCGCACCGAAGTTATACCCTAACCCTGTTCCTGAGTTAGAGATAGCCAGATGTTCAATCAAGCTTCCGTGGTACAGCTTCATGGTGTTTTTCCTTTTAATTCGATTACCCTAAAAATTCTTCGTCAAGAATTTCAGCGATGAGTCCGGTTTCCTGCGTTCTGTTTCCGTTTTCATCGTGCAAGGTGATGACTACTTCCATGCCCTCTTCAAGATGCTGTTCGGTATCGATGGTTCCCGTTGTGCCAGTCGTGAGCAGGATAGAATAGCGGGTCATGTCTTACTCCTTTGTTCTGTTTAGTGTTCCATTACTACGATTTCGCCAGCTTCGATCACATCAAAACCTTCGCTTTCATAAAAGGCCACCAGCCGATCCATATCTGTATCGGCATCCAGAGGTTCAGCTACCAACCGAATCGCCATTCCGGGGTAAGTAGCGCGAGCGTGAGAGACGGCTTCACGAAGAAGGCGGCGGGCAATGCCGTTTCCGCGATTCTCTGAGGGAACAAAAAGCTTTTCGATGAGCACATATTGCTCTCCGTCCACTTCATAACCATCTTCATCAAAATCGATTTCTGTTTCGATACGATATGCACAGAAAGCCTTGTCGTTTTCAAGAGTTGTTTCGTTGTTGGCTGTGGTGATGGTTATCATGAGAACTCTCCTTTTGTCCCTTTCGTTGAAAATACAATAGCACCATTTTTTGAAAAAATAAACAATTTTTTCAAAAAAAAGTTTTATCTTTTTTAACTCGTCAGTAACAGAAGGGAGAGGCAGAAAAACAAAAAGGGGCGGCTCTTAAAGCCACCCCTTTTCTACGATATTCTTTCTTTATTAGAATCCGAGCCAGCCGAAGCCCTTGGCCATAACTGCGACAAGGGCAAACCCTATGGCGATTTGCCATTTCAAAAGATCATACTTGACCTTCAACACTTCAGCACGAATTTTTTCGACCTCCGCTTGCATTTTCAGGTCCAATTCCCGAATTTCTTTTTGCAACCGCAGTTCCGTTTCGCGCAGATCTCCCTTGGTGGCACTGGCGTTCCTTTGACTCTCGTCAAAGCGTTCCAGTACTTCCACGATGGCTTTTGCGGCTTCCTCGCCGACGGCCTTTTCAAGCTTTTTCCCATCATCGAACAGCAGCATGGGGGAATCCCTCCGTTGGTAAAGTCTTATATGATTCATGCAGGCTTGCCAAGGATTACCCTAGCATCAACCTGTTTGCCGTCTTCGCGGCACGGATGGCAAGACGCATATCATCAAGCGCGGATTCGAGGTTTTGCCGGGCGGTGTAGGTTGGGGCTGTCATGAGCTGGATAAGCGCGGCAACGGGCGTCTTCCCGGATGGCGATACATGCCGGAGCAGTTCGGGATACGTTCCTTGCGTCACTCGGCGGAAGTCTCGTTCCAGTCCATAAGCGCGGTCGCGGATCAGGACTGCAAGTTCCATCCAATCCTGTTCGAGCCGTTCAAGCTCCCTCACGCGGTCGCGGTATAGTGACGATGCGACGGGAAGCATCGAAGCCGAGCGCGACGAGGCTATCCGCACCAAGGCTGAAATCGGTTCACGCCGCGAGGCTACCGCGATGGCAACCGCCTCCGCCGCCGTGCGCAAGGCTGCGGCTCTTGAGAACGAACTTGGGCGGGGCAGGGACTACAAGTCCGTGAAGGGCATCCCGTGGTTCCTTGACGTCTTCGCAGATACGCCAGCCGCGTACTCCGTCGCGGGACGCAAGCTTTCCGATATGTCCCGCCGTATGGATTACGAAATCCGGGAAATCGAGGACAGCCGTTTCGGGAGCGTGAAGGCGTACCACGTCGACGTGATCGAAGCCTTCCGGCTGGCCCTGAAAAACGACCTGAACATGCTGGGCAAGTACCGCCTTCGCCGTGCTGCATAGCCGAACTTTGTTCACGGTGATTTCGTCCCGGCTCTTTTGCCATGATGACCAAAACAACGGAGGGATACAGAGATATGGCCAGACCCAAAAAGAATACCGCCCCGGAAACAACGCAGGCGACGAAGACGGATACCGTGATGGTCGCCTTGAACCGGACGACCGGGATCACGTTCCCCATGCCCGACGGACGTAAGGTGCTCATCGAAGGCAACGCCGCCAGCCTGCGCGGAAAGGAAAAGGGCGTGCTGCCCGTGGGCGCGTTTGGGCTGACGCGGGTGAACGCCGACGATTGGGCATACATTGAAAAGACCTATGGTCCGCACATGGAAATCTTCAAGTCAGGGCTCATCTTCGCGCAGGCGCGCAAGGCCGACGCCGTGGACGAGGCCGACGAAAGGGCGGAACTGCGCAACGGACTGGAGCCCGTGGATGTGGAGAACGACCCCAAGGCGCAGACCGAACCGCTCCAGAGCAATGCGGGGTTCTAATCCATGGCTGTTGTTGTCTTTGACCCGCAGGAGTTCCGGGAGGCCTATCCGCGCTTCGTCGATCCGAAGACCGGGCAGCCCCTCCTGACCGATGCACAGCTTCGGCAGGCGTTCGACGTCTCCTGTCTGCTCTTGGACAACACAAACTCATCCCCGGTTCCTTATGATCCGGCCCACGGCATCATGATCCGCAAGACGCTCCTGTACCTCCTCGTCTGCCATCTGGCAACGCTGGCCTTGTGGCCGATGGGGCAGGCCGGGCCAGTGGCCTCGGCGACGGAAGGAACTGTCAGCATCAGCTTCTCCGTGCCCCAGAACACCGGGAAAGCCTTTTACGCGCAGACGCCGTGCGGACAGACCTTTTGGCAGTCCATCCAGCCCTATGCCGTAGGCGGGCGCTACTATGCCGCCCGGTATTGGCATCCGTGGGGGTAATGGTGTCCGGAGAACTCGAAAAGCTGCTTAAGCGGTATATCACTCCCGATATCATAGTGAAGGCCGGGGTCCTTGAGAACGCGAAACGGGCAGAAGGCGGTACCCCAGTCGCGGAGTATGCGGCGTACAACGAATACGGCGCAACAATCGAAATCCCTGAGCGGACGCAAACCTTGTACTTCAAGCGGAAGCGTGACGGCAGCGTCGGGAATCGGTTCGTGAAGAAGGGCAAAAGCGATTTTGCGCAGGATGCGACGGTCAAAGCCCACACCGTCACCATCCCCTCCCGGCCTTTCCTGCGCTCAACGCTCGATGCCAAGGCGGATGCATGGTGCGATAACCTCGCGGAAGCGTTGGAAGCCGGACGGACGCCGAAAGAGGCGATGCGGCTTGTGGGACGCCGCATGGCAGACGACATTCAGGCGACGATTAAGAGCAATATGCCCCCGGACAACGCCGAATCCACCAAGCGCCGCAAGAACGCCAAGGGCGCGGGAAAGGGGACGCTCATCGATTCCGGAAGCCTGCTCAAGTCCATCGATTACGAGGTAGTCAAAAGATGAATCTCCATGAACTTGTGCGTCCGCTTATCAGCATCGTGAACCCTTTCCAGTCGGTCGTGATTCTCGTCTCCACAGGCTTCACCGTAAACACGCAGTATGAGCAGGTCCCGGCATGGGCCCCTGCCGTGGAAGTCATGGCCCAGCCGCAGCCTGTCGCCGACAAGACGCTGCAATTCCTCGTGCAGCAGCGCCAGAACACGATCTGGCACGACTTTTATCTTTCAGGGGACTGGTCGGCCCTTGATCGTCCGGCGGAGCAGGGCGGCGATCTTCTCTACTGGGATGGCGCCGAGTGGCAGGTAGATCAAGTTCTGGAGCGCTGGAATCCCACGGCGGGCTGGACGAAAATCCGGTGCGTGAAGCTCAGGGAAACCGCGCCGCCGGAAGTCGGGGCCACGGAACCGCCCAAAGGGGGAGACGATGAGTGACGGCATCCTCGTGCAGGCCCTCGGCGATTTTTGTAAGCGTTACCTCGGCGATTCCGCCGTTGTTGTACGCGGCTACGTCAACCGCGTGAGCAAGCCGAAGACGAAAAGCTACGTGCTCGTCACCCCGATGACCATGACGCGCCTCTCGACGAACCTGCACCAGACCGAGTGCGGCGGGGAGGCCATCGTGCAGCCGCAGCGCCGCCGTGTCCAGCTTGACGTCTACGGCCCGACCGCCGCCGACCGTGCCCAGACGCTCGCAACGCTCCTGCGCGACGGCGTCGGGTGCCGCTTCCTGCAAACGTACGGGATTGCCCCCCTGTACGTCGAAGACCCGCAGGACATGACGCAGGCGGAAGGTGACGAGCAGTACAACCCCCGCTTCATGCTCAACGTGCTGGTTCAGGCAAACCGCGTTGAACACGTTGAGATGGATACTTTTACCGATGCGGAACTTTCCGTACATCCGCTGGCATAGCAAAAGGAGGGCGCAATGAGCGTCAATGCCGACAAACTAGTTCAAATCATCCCCCGCATCATTGAAGGCGGCACGCCGGGCCTGACCTTCGCCGGGCTCCTGCTTTCGCAGTCCGAGCTTTTGCCCGCAGGTAGAGTCGTTCAGTTCGCCAGCGCGCAGGCCGTGGCCAATTATTTCGGCTCGCTCTCGGAAGAGGCGGGCATGGCTTCCATGTACTTTTCCGGCTACGTGAACACGACGAGCCTCCCGGACAAGATTTTCTTTGCCCGGTACAACGGCGAGGCCGTGGGCGCATGGCTGCGCGGCGCGAAGTATACGGGCAATATCGCCGTGTTGCAGGCCGTCACCAACGGCGCGATGGTCATTTCCATCGACAACACGCCGCACACGCTTTCCTCCGTGGATTTGTCCGCTGCGACCAGCTTCTCGCAGGTTGCGGAGGCGATCCAGACAGCGCTCACGACTGCGGGCGCTACCGGAGCGAAGGTGACGTACTCCAGCCAGACCGGGGCGTTCCAGATCGACAGCCCGACGACCGGGGCAAGTTCCGCCGTGGCCTTTCCGACGCCGCCGGAAGCCGGGACCGACCTCGGCGCACTGCTTCTGCTCACCGAACAGTCCGGTGCCGTCCAGTCCGTAGGCATGGCTGGCCAGACGCTCCCCGACTGCATGACCAACGTGCTCCTGTACGCCCGCGATTGGGTGACGTTCTCCACGGTATGGGAGCCAGAGCTTGACGACAAGATCGCGCTCGCCCAGTGGTGCGCCGGATATGACACCCGTTTCGCCTATGTGATGTGGGATACCGACAACGCCGCGCAGGTCGCGGGTTCCACGGCCTCGGCGGGGTATCAGATCGCCAAGGTGCTCGAACTCGACGGTACGGTTCCCGTGTTCAACACGCCTGAGCTCGCCGCGTGGGTCATGGGCACGGCGGCCTCTATCAACTTTGAAGAGACGAACGGACGGCTCACCTTCGCCTTCAAGCAAGGCGAAGGGCTTACCGTAACCTGCGACAACGACGAGAACTATGATGCGCTGATCGCCAATGGCTACAACTGCTATGCGGACTTCGCCACGGCCTCAAGTCAGTTCAAGTTTTTCCAGAACGGGCAGGTTTCCGGCAAATGGGGCTGGCTCGACACCTACCTTGACGCCATCGCCATCAAAGACGGTCTCCAGCTTAACCTCCTTGATCTGTTCAAGGCCGTAAATTGCATCCCGTATAACGAGAGCGGCTACGGCATGATCCGCACCGCCTGTCTCGACACCATCACGCGGTTTCTCGACTTCGGGGCCATCCGCACGGGAGTGACCCTTTCGAATACCCAAAAGGTGCAGCTCCTCGCGGAAATCGGGCTGGACGTTTCCCAGACGCTCGAAACGCAGGGCTGGTATATGCAGGTCAAGAACCCCGGCGCGACCGTGCGCGGACAGCGCCAGTCCCCCGAATGCAAATTCTACTACATGGACGGCGGCAGCGTGCAGCAAATCGTCATGCCCGCCACGGCCATTCAGTGATGAGGTAAAACATGGCTGACAACTTCGGCAACATGACGATTACAGCGGCGAATTGCACGCTTTTCCTGACGGTCCCCGGGCTCTACGACAGCCCCGTGCAGATCGAGGGGTTCAGCACCGACGCGATGGTCAGCGTCGCCACGAATACCCCAGTCGTCGCGGAAAAGGGCGTTGACGGGCATACCTCTTTTGGTTGGGTCCCGACCAACAAAGAAGTGACAATCACCCTCGCGGCGGACAGCCCGAGCCGTCAGATAATGGAAGATTGGGCGACGTATCAGGAAACCGCCCGGGAAGTGATGCTCTGCAATGCCGAGTTCGCCATGCCGAGCATCAACCGGAAGATCACCGGGAAGCGGGGCGGCCTCACCTCCGTGCAGTCCAGCCCCAACGCCGCTCAGACCTTGCAAGCGAGCGCCTTCGTCATCACCTTCGACCAGTGGACCGCGAGCCCGCTTTAAACCGTGGAGGCCGTCATGCTCAACGAAAAGATCATTTCCATTGACAAGGGCCGCGACGCCGGGAAGACCTTCAAGGTCAAGGAAATGCCCGTCACCAAGCTGGAAAAATGGGCCGCCCGTGCGCTGCTCGCCGTCTTCGGTTCCGAGATGCCCGCCGACATCCGAACGCTTTCAGCGTCATCGAACACCGCCGCGCTGCTTTCCGCCGGGCTCCGGGGACTCTCGGGGCTCCGGTGGGAACAGGCCGAACCGCTCTATGACGAGCTTCTCGGGCAAATCTACCGCGTCCCGAACCCCGGAAAGCCCGATGATGCTATCCGTCTCACTCCGCAAAACCTCGACGCCCATGTCGAGGACGTGGGCACGATCTACCGCCTGCGTTGGGAGGCCATCGCCGTCTGTCTGGATTTTTTGCAGGGCGGCGAGGACTTGACCTCCCGCCTGTTGCAGATTCTCAACCCCTCGGGCTCCGGGACTACGCAAACCTCCCCGGATGCGTCGGCATCCCGGTAAGCCGGAACCTCGCGACGCTGCACGAGATGCAGACAGTATACGGCCTGTCCGATGCTTACGAGATGCTAGAAATCATCGCCGTGGACGGCCACAACCAACGCCTCTGGAGCAAATTCCATGAACGCAGGTGAACTCGTCGTTTCCCTCATCCTCTCCGCAGGGGCTTTCAAAGCTCAAGTGCAGAACGCCCAAAAAGGACTGGACGGCGTGCAGGCCGCAGCCGTTGACGCGGGGCGCGCGACATATGACGCAGGCGTCAAGGGGGCCCAAGGTCTTGGCCAGTCTGCCGATGCCGCCTCTTCGTTGCAAGCCGCCTTCGAGGAAGCCGTGCAAAAAGGCCGCGAAATCAGTGAGGTTACGAAAGAGTATCAGCGGATGCGCGAGGAGCTTATCCGCACCGGAGCGGCAAAAGAACGTCTTGAGGCCCTTGATGCCGCCGCGAAAAGATTGGGCGTTTCGCTGGAAGACGCGGCGGACAAAGGCGCGTTTGGCTTTGAACGGCTCAAGAGCGTGGCAGCGCAGGCCCTCGCAGTCATCGGCGGTGTCTCAATCCTGAAAAGCTCCATAGCGCAGTATTACGAGCAGGCTCAGGCTATTGAGAAGACTTCGGATGCGCTCGGCATGAGCATTGAAGATTGGCAGGCATGGCAACGGACGGCAGCCGCCGCTGGGGTTGACGCCGAAGAGCTTTCGACACGGTTCATGGATTTGGGCGACTGGATGCAGGATCTCATTTTGCACGACTCCGGGCCGCTTAAGGACGCGACCAAAGACCTAGGGGTGAGCTTCACGGATGCGAAAGGGAAGGCCGTTTCCTTTGAAGAAGGACTCCTTCGTCTCTCCGACGCCACGTCAAAAATCGGCCGCCAGAAGGCGACCTCGATCCTCACGCAGATCGGCTTCGACGAAAAAACCATCCCGCTCATCCTCAAGGGCCGCAAAGGGATTGAGGATCTTCTGAAAGTCCAGAAGGCTCAAGCCATCTACAGCAAGCAGGACATCGAAAACGCGAAGAAGCAACGGGAGGCGCAGCAGCGGCTCAATGACGCATGGGAGGCCATCTCAGCCCTTTTCGCCAGCACCGTCTCCCCTGCGATCACGTTTTTGACGAACCTGCTCGGCGATCTCCTCGGGTGGGTGAAAGAAAACAAGCAGTTCGTGATCGTCTTCTTTACGGCGTTAGCCGGGGTCATTACGACGCTCATGCTCCCGGCCCTGACCGCGATGGCGACGGCGGCATGGGCTGCGATTGCCCCGTTTACGCCGTTGATTGCGGGCATCGGCGCGATCGCGCTGGTTGTCGACGATCTCATTACCTACATCAACGGCGGAGAATCTGCACTTTCCGGGCTCTGGTCGATGTTCGGAACTGGCGATGAAATCGGGGCTCGTTTCAAGGCTATTTGGGAAGGCATCAAAAGTATCCTCGGGGGCGTCTGGGATGCCCTTTCGGGGGTCGCCAAGCTCTTCAACTCCGTTCTTACGCTGGACGGAAAAGGCGTTATCGAAGCCCTCAAAACGATCTGGGGAGGCATCTCCAAAATCAATGATGTGCTTGTCGAAATGCTGAACTGGGTAGCCCAGAAGCTCTACAATTTGCTTCCCGACTGGATCAAGGACTGGCTCGGCGGCGATGAGTCTTCGCGACCGGAAGAAACGAAGGCCGAGTCCAAGCCCGGCGGCGTCGCCGATTCGATGCGGGTTGATGATGTCCGCCCGTCTATTCTGCCGCCGCAGGTGCGCGCCGGGGATGCGCGTCCGGGAAGCGTGAGCAACGTCAACAATTCGCGTCAGATGACGTCAACCACCCATGTGGGTGAGGTCAAGGTCTACACACAGGCTACGGATGCGGAAGGGATGGCCCAAGGAGTGGTTCCGGCACTTCGTAATCAAACTGCGCAAGCAGACAGCGCATTCGGGTACTGACATGGCATTCGGCGCGCTCCCGCCGGGACAGCCCGGCAACTGGTCGATTTTCGATAAAGACGACGCCAAGGCCCTCGACTTCGACACGTTCTTTTCCTGCTCGATCAAGGCCGAGAACAAAATCAGCTCCAACCCCGTCGAGAAAGGGAGTTTCGCGGATTACAACAAGGTCGCTTCTCCCACGGCGGTGTCGGTCGTGCTGGGCCGCACGGGGAAGAGCGACGAGCTTGCGGCGTTTCTGACGGCGCTGGACAAGCTGGCGGACAGCACCGACCTCGTGAGCATCGTCACCCCGGAAAAGACGTTTCTCGACTACAACCTCGTCTCCTACGACTACGACCGTAAGGCCGAAAACGGTGTGGACAGGCTGCTTGTGGGGATCATGCTGCAAGAGATCCGGCAGGTCGATCCGCAGTACAGCAACGAAACGATAAAGCCAATCAGTAAAGCGCAGGCAAAGAATCCGACCGACGCAAGCACCACGGATGCCGGGAAACAACAGGGGCAGACGACGCAAAAAAGCACACTGAAAAAGCTAGGCGAGGGGATTTTCGGATGATGACCGTACCGCTCCGACAGGAGCCGAACCAGAGCCTCCAGATCGTGCTTGGGGAACAGAACTGCACCCTCCGGTTTATCTCCCGAGGCGTGAACCTGTACTGCGACCTTGCCATTGACCAGACGGTCATCTGGTCTGGGTTCATCTGCCGCAACCTCGTCGGCTTGAAGCTGTACGACTATCTCGCCTTCCGGGGGCAGCTCTACTTTGTCGATATGCAAGGCGAAGAGGATCCGCACTGGTCGGGCCTCGGCAACCGATTCCAGCTCGTTTATGTCGAAGAAGGGGAAACGCTGTGAACACGAGCTTCACCAAAAAGCTGCTTGAAGCGCACATTACGCTCGCCAAGGGCGGCTTCAACACGGCTACCGGGCAAGGTGCGAACACAAAGATCATCCGGCTCGGCATGGATGTGGACATCCAGAAGCCCGGCGGGAAAGAGAAGAACAAGGCCAAGGTCAAAATTTTCAACATGCCATTGGCTGATATGGAGACGCTGACGACGCTGGCGTTCAAGCCGTTGCAGGCGTCGAAAAACCGCATTGCCGTGTACGCGGGCGATGAAGAGCACGGGATGTCGCTAGCATTCTCCGGCGATATCGTGAGCGCCGTCCCGAACTTCAATTCCGCCCCTGATCCCTCTTTCGATATTGAGTGCATCACGGGATACGTCGCCAGCATTACGCCCGTGCCGCCGTTGACGGCGCAGGGCTCGCAGGACATTGCCACGCTCATGCAGGGGCTTGCGAAGCAAATGGGGCTCGCTTTCGTCAACAGAGGCGTGTCCGTTTCCCTTCGCAATGTCGCTATCGTCGGGGGCCCGATGGAACAGGCGCAGCAGCTTGCCCACGATGCCCGTATTGACCTCATCGTGGACGATGGCGAGATGGTCATCTCCCCACTTGCGACGCTTCGCAGCGATGACGGCGGCTCGACGCCCGTCTGGTCCGCGAAAAGCGGCATGATTGGCTATCCGAGCTTCGATAACGAGGGCGTGACGGTGAAAGGCATCTACGAGCCGAAGCTCCAGCTTGGCGGCCCGGTGCGCATCGAGAGCATCGTCCCTCGCGCATCAGGCCTCTGGCAGGTCGTGAGCCTGAGCCACAAATTGCAGGCAGGCTATCCCGGCGCAACGCAGTGGGTGAGTCAGGTCAAGGCAAGCTATCCCGGCGCGAAGCCGAAGAAGGACAAGAAATAATGCAGGGACAACGCGGCCTCTCGACAAATTCCAGCGAGTACAACGCGCAGGACTTCATGATCAGCCAGATGCTCGGGCGCATCGCCACGGCGGAACCCGTGCGCGTTGTCGCCGTCTCCGGCTCGGGCGTCTCTCCGGTAGGCTTCGTCGACGTGCAACCCCTCATCAACTTGGTGACGGGCGAACAGAAGGCGCAGGAGCAGAGCGTGCTCTTCAAGCTCCCGTACCTACGCATTCAAGGCGGAAAAAACGCCCTCGTCATCGACCCGCAGCCGGGTGACATCGGCCTCGCCGTCTACGCCATGCGCGACACGGAATCGCTCAAGGAAAGCCGGGGGAAGGATGGAAACGTCAATCCGGGGTCAGCCCGCGCCATGAGCAAAGGCGACGGTTTCTATCTCGGAGGCTTCTTGAACGCCGCGCCTGAACGCTATGTGCTGGTCGACGACGAGGGCGTCACCATCGAAGGAGTGGCCAAACTGACGATGCACGGGGAAACTTCCGTCCTGACGGCGGAAAATGGACTCACCATCAACGCCGACGTGCGCATCAACGGCTCTCTAACATGGACGGGCACGGCACAGGGCGACGGCGGTCCGGCCCGGTTCTCCGGCGGCCTCACGAACGCGGGAGGGACGGTTGAGAGCAACGGTAAGGTCTTGGAAACCCATGTTCATACCGGGGTTGAGCCCGGTTCCGGCATATCCGGACAACCACAGTAACGGGGAGGTGTTATGCCTGATTTTCAGTACCAGCCCCCGACAGGGCCGCTTTCCGGAAGCGAATTCGAGAGACAAACCACACAGTTCTTTCAGCAAGTATCGGCTGCGGCTGGTGCAGCGTCGACGGCGGCAAGTGCGGCACAAACCACGGCAAATGAGGCACTTGAGCGTGCTCAAGCATCAAACCTTGTCGACGGGAAGACCACGCGGGCCGACGCGGGCGGCGTGATCACCGTGAAAGATGTGGCGATTGGTGGGAATCTCGGGGATCTGGCGAGCGCGCGGGGGCAGATTGGGCCCGCAAGAGAACTTGGAAACAACGTGGATTTTAATACCGTCACTGAAGCAGGTCTTTATCTGATAAATGCCACAGGGAGCGTGAACGCCCCTCGGAAAAATCAGGCTTTCTTTTTGCAGGTGGTTCGAAGTGTTAAAGGAGCAATCACCAAAAATCTGTTTCAGATTGCTTACAATTATTCGTCTGTAGCCGACTTGGTTTTTATCCGCCAGTATAGAATGGCGAGTTCATCTTGGTCTGTCTGGACGCAGTTCATCACATCTTCCCAGGTCGGCGACGGCCTCACCGTCAACAACGGGATCATCTCCGTTCCCGAGTACGAAGGCGCGACGGTATCGACCGCCGGAACCAGCGGCCTTGTTCCGCCAGCAGCCGCCGGGCAAGCCACCTACGTGCTCTGTGGCGATGGAGAATGGCGGGACATAGCGACGCTTGTCGCCGCTGCACAGGCCCGGCTTGCAGATGAGAAAATATCATGAATTTCCGAACGGTTTTGAACGTACGCGCGTTATCCAATATTCGTGATGAAGTGCAATCATCTGCAGAAGTGGTAGATCCGGGGCTCCTATCCTTACGTCTTGATGAACAGTGGGATTTGACGCTCTCCGCAGGGGGTAACCTTGCTTCGGCAGGGGGAACTGTACGCATCGTGCAAGACGTCGCATCGTACGTGCGGACATTTCAGGGGGAACCGTACTACGCGCAGCAAGATGGCATTCCATATTTCATGCGTGAGATTGGGGCCCTCCCTCCCGCCGAGCTCGTGCGGGCGCGCTCGAATGCCCGCGCGCTTGAGGTCCCCGGCGTAGCGCAGGCGAATACGCAGCTTTCCCGGCTTGACCGCCGCGTTTTGACCGGAACAATCCGCATCACCACGGAAACGGGGGAAACCGCAGATGTCACAGTCTAGCATCGATTTTACCGAAAACGGCCCGATCGTACCCGATACCGCGATCGTCCGGGATGCTGTGGAACAGGACTGGCAGGCGGCCTTTGACAATCGGCTGAACCCGGACCCGGCAACGCCGCAGGGACAGCTCATCACGTCCGAAACGTCCATCGTGCAGGACAAGAACAGCCAGCTTTTGTTCCTCTCGAACATGTTTAACCCCGAGACTGCGGAAGGCATCTATCAAGACGCGCTCGCCAAAATTTACTTTCTGACCCGACAGCCCGCCCGTTCCACGGTCGTACCCTGTACTTGTACGGGGCTTCCCGGCACCGTCATCCCCGGCATCGGCAGCGAAGCCCCGGCGCTTGCAAAAGATGCGGACGGGAACATTTTGGTCTGTCAGACGGGGGGGACGATCCCCCAATCCGGCAGGATCATCCTTGATTTTGCCTGTCAGGTTCCGGGGCCTATTGAAATCCGGCAGGGAACCGTGACCACGATCGTGCGTACTATCCCCGGATGGGACACGATCACCAATGAAGCCGGGATTACTGGGCAAAACGTCGAGAGCCGGGCCGCGTTCGAGTCCCGGCGCTACGCTAGCGTCGCGAAGAACGCCCGGAGCATTGCCGCCGCCGTCTATGCCAACGTCGGCGATCTGGATGGCGTGCTTGATGTCTGTGTGCGCGAGAACAAAACCAGCGCGCCGCTTGAAGTGCAGGGCGTCACGCTCAAGCCGCACTCAATCTATGTGGCGGTCGTCGGCAGCGCGACGGATAATGATATCGCTGAGGCCATTTACGCCCGTTGTTCCGCCGGATGTGATTACAACGGCAACACCAGAGTCACTGTGACTGATCCTGTAACCGGAGCGGTCGAAACAGTGCTCTTTGAGCGCCCGGAATCGCTCCCGGTGGGCATTCAGGTGACTATCCGCAAAAATGCCTCAATGCCGAGCAACGTCGAAGAGCTCATCAAGTCCGCCGTTGTCGCCGAGTTCTACGGAGAAACCGCCGACGCCTGCGGGAATACGGGCCAGCGCGTTCATATCGGGGATACGGTGTATGCCAGCCGCTTTTATTCCGCAGTGCTCGGAACGGGCGTTACCGACTTGGTGAGCGTCGAAATCGCGGCGCCCGTCGGTGAAGGTTCGCCAACGTGGGGCGACTACATCACCATTAATATAGATGAAGTCCCCACGCTCGTCTCCGATAACGTCACTGTAACCATCATTGAAGCGAGGTCGGGCCGTGGATAACTGGCGCGAAACGCTCCTTTCGCAATACGATAACTCGGAGCGGCTGCTGGCGCTCATCGAATCGATGAATGCCGCCATTGAGCCCACAGCGGATATTGCGGCGTTCTATGAGTCCGTCTTTGACCCCGAAACGGCGTTCGGATGGGGGCTTGATGTGTGGGGGCGCATCGTAGCCATCCCGCGTACGCTTGAAGTAGAGGCGACGGATATCAAGCCGTTCGGTTTCTCCGGTTCAAACCTCAGCAACTTTGGGCACGGCCCTTTTGTATATGAGAGCAAATCGAACACGTTCATACTTCAAGATAACGCATACCATCTTTTGATCTGGATGAAAGCAGCTTCGAACATCACCGACGGCAGCCTCCTAGATTTGAACAAGATCGTTCATTGGCTTTTCTCGGATCGCGGTCATATTGCCGTCGTGCATGTCGGAACAATGAAAATACGCTACGTCATCGGCTTCAAACTCCAGCCATACGAGCGTGCGCTTCTCCTGCGCGATGATGTTCCCCCAAAGCCTGCGGGCGTCGGCTATGACGTCTATCAAGTCATCCCGAAACATACCTTCGGTTTCGCCGGATCCGGCGGTCAGAATTTCAACAACGGCGTTTTTCAGCCGTATGGAGGCCCTGTAGATGCCTATTCCCTCAACGCCTAGCATCATGCCCAACGTCTTGGGATATGCAGCGGATACCGTGCAGATCCCTGAAACGACCCCCACGGGTCAAGGTATTCCCTCTTTCCGAGATCTCTTTCCGTTCATCACGCAGGTCGACCCGGACGCGGGCGGCGTCATGGTTGAACGTTCATGGATGAACGCGCTTTTCAACCTGCTTGGTCAACACGCCTTTTTCCAACAATCCGGATGCGTCTACCCGTGGCAAGATACGCTGAACTATATCACGGGCTCTCATGTCAAAGGTAGTGATGATGTCGAGTACATCGCGTTGCAACCTTCCGGGCCAGATGTGTCCGGCGTGGGAGCAAAAGACCCTGCACAGCAAGCAAACCGCGCGTACTGGGTTTCGCTTGCATCTTTTGTCTCCGGCGACTTTGTTCCAGATTCGCGGAGGGTCATCGCCGGAACGGGGCTCACTGGCGGCGGGCCGCTCTCCGCTGACGTGACTCTCGCGGCGAAGCTGACCGACAGCGTGAGCTCGACAGATTCGACGACGGCTGCATCGGCTGCAGCGGTCAAACTGGCTTATGATCGGGGAAGCACCGGGATCACTGCGGCGGAAACGGCACAAGCCGCGGCGGACAACGCTTTGACTGTGGCAAACGCGAGGCTGCCTCTGTCTGGAGGAGCTATGACCGGCCGCATCAGCGGCCTTCGTGGAACATATAATCCTAGTCCTTCCTCCCGATATAGTACGAGTGCTCTTGAAATACGAGAAAACGACGCGGTCGGTATCGCGCAATCGGACATAGCATATGCGCCCGCGATCGGATTCCATTGGCTCAATCGAAATTCCGGCATCTTAGCATTACAAAGTAATGGCGTTTTTTCTTTTTTAACACAGGCAGGGACAAGGGCGTCTGTTGAGTGCGAAGCAGCATATGCCGTTAGTGCTGGCATTGCCGATATGCGCGTATACGCGACCCAAACCTTCTCTTCCGTAACCTCTTTTACGCTTCCCGCCGGGGGATCATGGCTAGTTATCGCGACAAACGCAGGCGTTTCTGGAGGTTTTGTAGGTGTATACGCTGGGGGGGCTACGGTGACAAGCGAAGTGCAGTTCCTAGCAAACTGCATCAAGATCGCAAAGTAGGAGTAAAAAATGGATTATTCTCACATTATTCATCGGATTTTTGACGATTCATACGTCATCACGAAAAACGGAATGCCCTATCATGTTTACCCCTGTTCCGCCGAATATGCACAGGAGTGGGATGAAGTGGATGCTTACGCCGAGGCGCACCCCGAATGCGTGACCGAGGAACAGCCTTATGTCCCTCCCGTACCGACGCAGGAAGATCTCGCGGCTCGCGTACGCGCCGAGCGTAATAAACGTATTGCTGAGACTGATTACCTTGTCATGTCGGATTATCCGCTCTCACAAGAAAAGCTTGAAGAGATCAAGGTGTACCGCCAAGCGTTGCGTGATCTGCCCGAACAACTGGGCTTTCCGTGGAATGGGCCGGATGATCCGGCGTGTCCGTGGCCTGTAGAGCCGTGATTTGCAAAAATCGTAGGCATGGCTAGACTCTTTAGAAAAAAGGAGGAAGGCCATGCCACTACCCATGCCCGAAGAAGAGGAAAACTTACGTTGCCCACACGGTGAGCGCGTCCAAGCCCTGATGTTATGTTCTCTGGACTGTGCCGTGTCGGGTGCTCATCCCGACAGGAAAGCGAAAGCTGATGGTCGGTTCATCATCACTCCGTGGTGGTGCCTGCACAAGTGCAGATGGTTGCCAGAACACCGGGATGAGATCCGATTCGTGGCGAAGAAGTCGGATTGAAGATACAAAAAAAAC